GTAGTTCATGTCGTCCTGCTGTTGCTGGATTTCGTTCTGCAGACGGTCGTTATAGTATTGCTGGTTCATGCGACGCTGCATCTGGTAACTCTGTGTCTGCCTGCGCGCGTGTTCCTGTTCTACCCCGTACCGCTCTACGTCCCTCAAGTAGCGGTCGGTGGCTTCGTATATCGCGGTTTGGGCCGAAGCGTAGCCGCTGGTGAAACTGATAACCATTAGTACGGCCAGAATTGCAAAGTACGTTTTCATGACTGCTGAATCTCCAATTTGTTATTGTCAATCGTCTTTGTGTACACGCCGTACCCGCCGTGCTCACGTTCCATTTTATCACGTGCCCAATCCACGATTCCCTGTACCCGGTCTTCTTTCGTCCGTGCCATGAACTTGAGAGTGCGTTCGGCCTTGCGGATTTCCTCTTGCTCGAAAGCATCAAGCCGCTTTAGCAGTTCGGTTTCGAGTATTGATAAACGGTCGAACTGGCGCGCGGCTTTGATTAAATCCCGGTTCGACATTGTGCGCATGCTGCTGATTGATATCAGGGCGGGGTTCACTGCGGTATCTCCTTTAGGTGTCTGACGCGGTTAAATTCCTGAATGTACCCTGCGGCGTCGTGACGGTAGCCCGTATCGGGCAACTCGGGCAAGATTCCACGGAGTTCTATTAACTGGTTTTCCAATTCGTCTTTCTCGTGTTCCAGATCCAGTATTTCGCCGACCTGCTGGTCTACTTCGGAAAGCAACTCGTCGTTAACCCTTTCAAGTTGTTTTATCTGGGCTTCTAGTTGTGCCTTAGTCACGCCCGCATCTCCTTTTCCGTTGTTATGGTTTGGTCCGTACGGGGTCCGCGTATGGGTTGCAGGTACGAGTCGGGGGACAGTAATGTGGTTGTCCGTACTTCCCTCTCTATATCCCTGTTTTTGATAACCCATAAGTCGTGGGTAAGCCCTTGCGTACCGTCGATTCGGTTAACGTACTGATCACCCACAAACTTCCCGACCTTGACCATGAAGCCCAGATACGGACCGACCAGTACGAGGGCTAAATCTCCTTCTCTGCAGCGTAGCATTTGGTGTTCCCTCCTTAAGCGTCTTTCTTCCAGGTGTGGCAACTGTACCCGAACAGGTGATGCAGTAAAAACGAGCATATATTCGCTTGCCAATACCACCGGAAGTAGTACGTACCCCGGGCAAGTTGCGCTATCCCGTAGTCACGGTAGACCGTTACTTTGTACGTGTCTTTTGCGTTCATCCGAAGGCTACGATTAGTAATCATTAATGTGGTGTTCTACGTTCTTCGGACGGCGGGAGTATGTACCCATCGATTCAAGTTCTACCCTGAAGTAACCGGCCACGGGGAACGCCTTGTACGCTGCCGCTATTCTTGACGTAGGCACCCAGTAGGTAGCTGTCCTTCCCGTGTTCGGCCATGTAGCCTTCAGTACGATTCCCATTTTCCCCAATCCTGTAATCTACCAATCGGTACCCCCGGTTAGAGGGGTACGAATTGTCAGACTATCCGTAGATCGGGCGGCGGATACTTACCGGACCGGCGGCGGTAAAACTATATGCCCTCGCTCCTTCTTCGGTTTCGAAGTAAAGAACCCCGCCGGTGCGCAAGTGGGTTACGGTCCAAAGTGTTTTATGTTGTTTGCTCATTTTTCGTTTCTCCTTGTTAGGTACTGGGTTAGTTATCTCGTTACGGTTTCAAATGTAGCACGTGATACGGTAACTGTCAACAGGAATAGAGACGTGAACGTTACAGTATTTATCACTTGATATATGAACGTGACAGTGTATCGTTCCCCCTTTTCACCGGGAGATACAGTAATGCCAACAAAACTAGCAGAATGGATGCGTCTAGCATCGAAAGAAGAGAAAGAAGAATTAGCACTTCGAGCGGGCACGTCCGTAGGATATTTACGGTTACTGGCTTACGGACACCGGGAGAACCCGAAGGTGCGTTTGGCTTTGGCTATCAGTAGGGGGACGCGTGCGATGCAAGGGCACACGATCCTTCCGCACGTAACTATCGACGACCTGGCGGTGCTATCGAAGAAAAAGGGGAGCGTGTGATGGATAACTTTCAGGTTGTTATCGGATTAATCGTTGCCCTAATGGGCGGTTACATTTGGGCGAAAACCGACGTGATTTACGACTGCCGGAACTTCGGCAAAACGGAAATAGCGTCTAAATGGTTTGAGTGCAAGCCGACAGGGACGGTAGCCAAATGAAAACATATTGCGAATGCTGTTCCAGGCAACTGTACGCGGAATGGCACCGGTCGGGTACCGGGTGGGTAGTGAAGATAAGCCCCTGCCGGTATTGCCTCACGGCGCGGCGCATGAAGCTGAATGGTTAGCTAACACAGAGGTAACGATGACCGACACACTACCACTATCGGTATTGGAACCGCTGGTTTCGCGCGTCCGTACTGATGTTCACTGGCGGAAGAATCCAGGGGAAGCTCCGTCTTGTATCAAGCGACCTCTCAACGATGCTATGTTGGAACACCATCTGGCGGGCGACATCGCGCGCGGCGTGTGCCCCATCAAGGCGGGGGAGTCCACTACCCGGGTTGCGGTTCTGGACCTGGACAGCCACAAGGGGGAAACCTCGTGGATGGGTATGGGTACCGTTGCTGCGGAATTGTCGATCGCACTTGAAAGTAAAGGTGCCAACGTCATACCTTTTAGTTCGTCTGGGGGTCAAGGTATCCATTTGTACTTATTGTGGGACGAGCCACAAGACGCCTATTCCGTCCGCGAGTTTTTACGATCGACGTTAAAAATCAAGGGGTTATCAGACGGCGCGGGCGGGGTATCGAACAACCAGGTAGAGATTTTCCCCAAGCAGGACAGCGTACCCGTGGACGGGTTCGGCAATATGTTCATCCTGCCCTATTCCGGCGAGTCCGTGCCCCTCGAACCGATGGCCGACTACCAGCGCATGCCGCGGGATTATCCCGTCCAATGGCCGGTATCCAGCCCGGTGCCTGTGGTTGTGAAGCCGGAACGTGAAGCTAGCAGCATGCCGACCGGGGACGTGGGGCGGATAGGTTCTGCAGTTCTTAAACTGGATCCGAACATGCCGTACACGGATTGGGTAAAGGTAGGGCAGGCTATCCACCACGAGACTGAAGGGGACCGCGACGGCTTGTTACTCTGGGACGATTGGAGTACAGGCGGTGCCGACTATCCCGGCTTCGAAGAGCTAGAAGCCAAATGGGATACCTTCGGCCTATCCAGTGCCGCGCCTGTTACGGGCGGAACCCTGTACAAGATGGCGACAGACGCCGGGTGGATCGACGCCCCGACCGCGGACGACTTCGAAGATATAACCAGCGAGCCCGATATCGTGATTCCGATATCGGACCCGTTGCGGTTCGCCGTACTCAAGCCTAGCGAGTTCCGTGCTACCGAATCGCCCGGCTGGTTTATAAAGGGCGTACTCCCGGTTGCGGATCTTGCCGTGTTCTATGGGGCTAGCGGCTCGGGTAAATCGTTCTTCACCTTCGATATGGTTTGCGCAATCGCTCGCGGTGAACCGTGGCGCGGGCGTCGGGTTCGTCAAGCCCGGGTAGTCTATATCGTGGCCGAAGGCTCGGGCGGGTTCCGCAACCGTATCAAGGCTTACGCCGCTCGCCATACCATACCTGACGATAGTCTGGGCATTATCCCGGCCGCGCCCAACTTCCTGGAAAAGAAGGATGTAGCCGACGTTATAGCGTCCGTGAAGGCTTTCGGATCCTGTTCCATAGTAGTAGTGGATACCTGGGCACAGGTGACGCCTGGGGCCAACGAGAACAGCGGCGAAGACATGGGCAAGGCATTGGCACACTGCAGGGCACTGAGCAAGGCTACGGGCGCCATGGTGGTGCTGGTACACCACAGTGGTAAGGATGCGGCCAAAGGCGCCCGGGGGTGGTCCGGGCTTCGTGCGGCGGCCGATTGTGAACTGGAAGTAGTACGTAACGATAGTGGCCGTGTGGCTACCATTACCAAATTGAAGGACGGGGACGACAGCCCCGCGTTCGGGTTCAAGCTGGTATCGGTACCTATCGGAGTGGATGAAGACGGCGACGAAGTGACCAGTTGTGTGGTCGAAGAAGCGGAAGTTAGCGAGCGTGCTAACCACGAGAAAAAACAGAAAATGGGCGATAACGAACGTGTGCTGGTGGACACTTTGCAAGACCTTTTCGACCGCGACAACGAGTGGCCTACCATCGATACCCTGGTTAACGAAGCCGTGGAAAGGCTACCGGAATCTGCAACCCGGACGGCACAGCGGAAGGTAAACATGCGTCGGGCGTTCGACAAACTCGTGGAAAGGGAAATTTTTACCGTCGAAAACGGGTTTGTTTCACTGTCCGAAGCATAGAAAGCTACAAGTATTACTTGTAATTACAAGTTTCAAGTGTATTCACGGTCTTCATGAATACACGTGAATACAAGGGACAAAACTACGGAAAATTGTATTCATGTATTCATATCCCCTTTAGGGGATGAATACGTGAATACACCGTAGTCGCGAATCGGTGAATACAGTAACGTTACAAGAATCGAAACTTGTAATGCCACTGGAACAATTTACTAGGACTTGATATATGAATGAAACGGTAGCACTATCGCGACACTGAGATCAAGACAGCCCATGGCGGGATACTGGGACTCAAAGCCAAGCCAGCCCATTGCGGGATCCTGAGGCGACACGGTAGTAAAACCAATTCACAACAGGGGTACACATGGCCGCTAAACCGAAGGACGTAGACCGTAAGGCGCTTGAACTTGAATACCGGGCCGGTATCAAGTCTCTTCGTGCCCTCGGTTCAGAGTTCGGGATTAGCGGGGCAAGGGTTCTGCAGATTGCCGAAGAGCTGGGATGGGAACGGGACTTGAAAGCCCGAATCCAGGCAGCGACAGAAGCCAAGCTTAACGCTGCAATGCTTGACGTCAAGCTTGACACTGACAAGGTTGAGAGGGAAGAACGAGTAGTTGAAGCCAATGCGGACAAGCAGGTAGACGTAGTTCTGTCCACCCGGACCGACATCCAGCGAGTTCTGAACCTGGTTTACAACCTGCTTACCGAACTGGAAGAGACAACCAACAACCGGGAATTGTTCACGCAACTGGGGGTTTTGATGTACTCCCCGAACGACAAAGGCGTGGACAAGTTGAACGAAATTTATCTGAAATCAGTGAGCATGCCGAGCCGGGTTTCGGCCATGAAATCGCTAACCGATTCCCTCAAAACCCTAATCGGATTGAAGCGGCAAGCGTACGGCCTTTCCGACAACGCAAACGGGGATTCGGATAAGCCGGCTACTGAAACGCAAATGTCCGACCAGGAAACAGCCCGCCGCATTGCCTTCGTACTGGCATCGGCAATGCAGAAAAAAGGAGAATAAATGTCAACCCTTTTCAATTTCACCCCGGTTCCCCAAGGCACGGTAAGCGGTGCGGTAACAGGCGTCGCGGCAGACATAACCATAGTCAAGCGTTCGCATACCCTGCTACTGACGAACATAGGCAACCAGACGATATTCTGGAAAGTCGGAACCGGCGGGGCTTCGGCAAGCGCGGACTGCCCCTTGCTTCCCAATTCGCAAGTAGCAGTTTCCGTACCGCCGTCCACCGACACCATTTGCGCAATCGCAGCCGGCGCCGGTTCAACCCTGTATGTCACTCCCGGGGTGGGCAACTAGATGGTAGCCCGCGCATCGGCGGGGATTGGAAACGGAATGGTGGTTATCGCCCAATCGCGTGTCGCCTACACGCTGCAGTCGGTGGCCGGTGCCGCGGACGCGTCATACACGGTGTTGAAGCCCGTCGTATTGCGGGCCGGGACCATGGGGCCGAACAGTGACCTGATAATTGAAACCGAATGGGACGTACTCACCACCGGCACCAAGTCGATGGGAATAGACTTCGGCGGCACGAACATGGGCGGGGCGACAGGCATATCCGGGGGCACGATTACCATATCATGCCGCACCGTGATATCGAACATGAACTCGCTGAACTCACAGACTGCATTCAACAGCACGTCCTACGGGGTCCAATCCATCGCCCGTGCTACCGCGTCCATAGACACGTCGGCAGACGTGACCATCGACTTCAAGGCGAAGTGGTCGTTAGCACAGGGCGACCTACTGCAAACCATAAAGTTGCGCGGCTACTCGATAGTGCATCGCCCCGGGGTATGACCGACTACGTAGTTACAAACGGTCGCAGTGCCACCAACCCGGTAAAGCATTACGGTGCGCATTTCACCGGTTCGCGAGCTACGTTTTGCGAATCGGCGGACCTTGCCGCCATGGACGCAAACGTACTCGCCATCCCCAGTCTTCCGTTCACGGTTCTATCCGCGTCGCCAGTATCAGTCGGTGAAGAGTTCTTCGGTACCCACGTCTATTACCGCGACAATGATGCATTGTTACCGGCTACCTACAAGACGGTTCGCATTCATGACATGTACGGCGGAAAAGCCCGCTGGCAGTTCATTCAACCGGAAGACGACCCGGATACTGATAACTGGGATTGGGCCGACCTCGACGATTTGGTGAACACGCATTACGCAGCGGGCCGGGATATGATCTTCGGGCTTTTCGGAACCCCGGACTGGGCTTCGGCAAGACCGACAGAGCGGAACGCATACTCGGACCAGCCCGGTAGCGAGATTGAATTCAACCGCGGCATAGGTGCCGAACCCTTGGATATGGCCGATTGGTCCGCATACTGTGCCGCCGTTGCTACCCGCTACCTCGGCAAGATCAGGTATTACGAGGTATGGAACGAGGTTAACTACCAGAACAACGGTACGGCAGCTACCGGCACAGCGGCGTACTTCACCGGTTCCTACGCGAAGCTGTCCGAAATGGTACGGCGCGCGAATCAGGCAATCAAAGCGGTGGACCCGACGGCGAAGATTATCTGCCCGAACACACAAGGCTGGACGGCAACGGCGGGCGCCACGGATACTTATTTCACGGGGATGATGGCCGCTAGCGATGGGGCAAGCGGCACGATGGCCGATTGGGTAGACATCATCGGCGTGCATTTGTACCTGCCGACCTCGAACAAGGTACAGGACTTAGCCGGCATGATCGACCGTATCGACGCTTCCAAGACGACAGCCGGCGTTTCGGCCTTGCCGACATGGGACACGGAAAGCTCGATGATTTCATCCCAAGCCAGCGCGTACCTGGATCCGAAAGTGTGCGCACACATGGCGCGGTTCATGCTCACAGCGGCAGCGAAGGGCATAGCACGCACCCTATGGTATCAATGGGACCGGGACGAGCTAGACGGCTATGGGTACAAGAACCGCTCGGTAGTATCTGCATACCACAATTCGATACGCGAATTGCTGATGAGCGGAACCGTTCAATCGGTATCGCGATTAGCGAACGGCGAAGTGCTGTACACCACGGCAGGGGCGCAATACGTAATTTAACCGCCGCCAGTCGGACACTGGCAATCCGAAGCATAAGCAATGCCGTACCCATCCGGCGTATATAAAGGAGGTTTCACCATGTCAAAAATACTCACATCACTTCACGGTAAGGAAATAGGACTCGACAGCCAACGCCGCCTGGTCGCACCCAAGGGCGTAGTATCGGGTAACGACGGTTCGCAAATTGCAAGCCCGTCTCCTACTACCGTCGCATTGTTCGACGACTTCCTGGGCGACGTGGTAGCCGACCAATGGAACTTCGTTGAGGGTACCGACTCGGCTACATCCGACGGCGCGGTACTGGCCAGTGGTAACGGCGGGATATTCCGGTTCACAACCGGTGATGCGGGTACCGGTAACGCGGCCGACTTCGTACAACTTACCAGCTACCTGAACTGGAAAGCAGCGAACGGTAATTTGTGCTTCGAAGCCCGCTTCAAGATGAGCCGTATCACACTGGCTTACGCCTTCCTTGGGTTTACCGACGTTACTACGCTTGAAGTCCCGATATACTCGGCCTCGAGCGCGGACACCATTACCACGAACGCCACGGACGCGTGCGGTTTTCTTTTTGATACTCGGATGTCAACAGATACGTGGCACCTGGTAGGAGTCGCTACCGACGTGGACGCAACCCGCCAAGCCACCGCATACGCACCGGTCGCCGACACCTACGAAACATTCCGTATCGAGTTGACCACGGGCGGCGTAGCGGTGTTCTTCCGCAACGGCGTACAGGTGGGTACAGCAATGTCCGGCGCTGTAACAGCGGCGGCTCTGCTTACCCCGACCGTGATGGTAGGTAACGTCAGCGGCACCTCGAGCTTCACGGCGGATCTGGATTACATTCACGCCAGCCAAACCCGCGTATAACAAATACCCAGCAGCAAATCGCCGCCCCCACGAGGGGCGGTTTTTACTTGATATATGAATGATTACGTAGCAGTATCACGCGAATCAGATACAGGGACATAAAACATGGCCGTACCAGTACCAAATCACAATATCAAATACGGTTTCGTTAACGCGAACTCGTCGGGTAACAATCAACTGGTGGCCGCACCCGGCGCCGGACTGAAGATACGAGTTCTCAGTCTGGTAGCCGTATGCGGCGTAGCGGCCACAAGCATGAAACTCCAATCAGCGACTACGGACATTTCCGCACTGTTCGCGTTCGCTGCGAACGGCGGAATGGTACTCAACGAGAACCGGTCCGGGTGGTTCAGCACGGCGGCTAACGAAGCCCTGAATGTGAACCTGTCCGGCGCCAACGCGGTGGGCGTGTCCATAACATACATTCTGACGACGGTATGAGCGAACTACTTCTAATACTTTCCGGCTTGTGGCTTGCGTACTGTTTATATCAAGTCGTGGTAATCGCACGCCGATGATTCGAAAGCTACTCGCCAAACTGAAAGGCGCACCCGAACACCAGGGCGGACGCGAGCGTACCGCAATCGAAAAGAAACTGAAGCACATAAACGAAAAACGCAAATCCCGGAAACTGCATCGGGAAATCATGACAGGCAAGGCGCCAAGGGGGAGGACGGAATGAATCTAATCAAGACGTTGTATATGGAACTGGCGTTACGGTGCCGCATGGCAGCACAAGTCCCCGCCCGGATATGGAAGGGCGATATTACGGCAATCGGCCGCCTGTACGCGGTCAAGATCGACGCGGACGGCAACCGGCATGATATCGGCTTGATATCCACCAAGCTCGTAACCACGGCCGGCGTAGCGTGGCTGGCGACCCTTTTGGCGGGTACTTCATCCGGGGATGTGAAGTTCCATGCTTCCGGTACCGGAACCACAGCGGAAAACGCATCCGATACCACGATGGAAACGGATAGCGGCATAGCCCGCGCCACGGGTTCACAAACCCCTAGCACGAATACCTATACCAGTGTCGGGACGCAGACTTACACCGGCAGTCTAGCGATTACCGAACACGGGATTTTCACCGCGTCTTCGGGCGCCACCCTGATAGACCGTTCGGTGTTCGCGGCTATCAATGTGGTAAACGGCGACTCGATACAGTTTACTTACGTACTCACACTCCCCAGCGGAGGATAGTCTTTACATTCAAGGAGTTACAACATGCTAGACGCACAACTGCAATTACTCGCCGCCGGGATCATGGCGGAAACCGACCCCGTGCTAGTCGGCTGGCGCGATGTGCGCAACGACGTTTTCTTGACCGAATGGGTGAACACCGAAACCACGACCGACGCGTGGCATTCACATTGCGATAAGCGCGAACTGTTCGAAGCGACCGACGTTACGCTGTTCGATAACCTCACGGCCGGCAAGCGGGCATTATGGCAACTGATGATGGACAACGCCCCTATCGACATGACCCGGGCGAAGATGCGCAAAGCAATCATCGACACATGGGGCACGACGAACAGTAAAGCCGTACTGGAAGGGTGCCTACACAAAGCAACGCGCGCCGAACTGTACCTCGGGTACACCACGGTAGCGACCGCCAACCCGGTAGTATCTGCCTTGAAACTGAATTTCCAAGGCACGGTATCGATACATGAAGTTTCCGAAGCCATGAACCGGTTCGCGGTCTAGCCATGGCGAACGAACTGAAACAGGTATACGGCAGCCCGACCACGGTTATCAGCCACGCTGCAACCCTGGCCAGTGCCGCGAATACCTATTCCGGCCTGTCGGGTTGCACCATGACGCAACTTGATAACAGCACACTGGACTATCCCTACGCGCGTGCGGTACTCGGCATTCCGGATACCTTCGCCGCCGCGCCCACAGCGGGCGGCACCGTGGACCTCTACATGTCGATGGACGATATCGACGGTACGTCGGACGAAACCGCGTTGCCCGGGGCGACGGACGTAGACTACCTGGCTAAGCTTGTCGGTTCGTTCGTGGTGGATAACCAGGACGTAGCCTTCATAAAGCCGATTGTAATTTCCCTGCTAGGCGTGGAAAAAGCCCAGTTCTATATCAAGAACAATTCAGGGCAGCAAATCAGTTATAGCAGCAATCCCACGACGGTAAAGATAACGCCCTTCACGCTCGCACCTACCTAGCCCATGCCGTATCTCCTTGGGCGGGCGAAACGGACAGAACAGCCGCAGTACGTACTGCCGCTGGACCCGGACCATTGGGCCTACCGTAATCTAGTATTCGCTTACTCCCCATCACTACCCCGCTTAGACGGAAAGCACCCAAATAACCGCGGTTCCTTCACCGGAACCGTTGTATTGGGCTCCGGGGCACCGGGGAAATGGGTAGTTCCTGGGGCGGCAAGTAGTTACGTTCAGTTCCCCGACCTGTCGGACTACAACACCTTGGGCGGGTTGACGGTAGTAGCAATCGCCAAGCCGAACGCCACCATCACGCAAATGTCTATCGTAAGCAAGGACGCGGCGGGTGGGGGCACGGCTACGCCGCTCGGATTCCTGCTTGAGAACGGGGCGCTATCGCTGAACCGGGCTAACGGCGGATTCCGGGTATGGAATAGTGTAGCCACCGTCCCGTCGCTCGTCGTGTCCGCTGTAGCCGTTACGCAAGGCTCGAACATCGGCACCGCCCCCAAGTTCTACATAAACGGGGTACTGGATACCGGCTCGCCTGTGAACAAGTTCGGTGGATCCGGGACCGGCGCCCCCACGACGACCACTGCCACACTCAAGATAGGGATGAACACGGCTAACGCCAATCAATTTTTCGGCGAGATATACGACGTAGTGATACTGAACCGCGAATGTACCGCCGCAGAGGTAGAGGATTTATCCCTGAACATGCGAGCGGTATGGGAACCGGAACCGCTGTACTGGTTCTTCCCCGGGGCGGTAGGCGGAACCACGTACAACCAGTCAATAGACGGCTCGATCACCATAGCCGGGGCCCTGACGAAGCAAACGAATAAAGCGGTAGCCGGGAGCAGTACACCGTCCGGGGCGTTGACAAGGTTGATTTCTAAATCCTTCGGCGGATCAATCACTTATGCGGGAAACATTGTCAAGTTGACGCAGCGCGCATTGTCAAGTTCGATAACAGGAACCGGCAATCTGGCGACCATGATTCTGTTCACGGCTTCGCTCGACGGCTCGATAACTCCCAGCGGGGCGATAGCGAAGATGACCATTAAGGCATTGGCCGGGGCTACCACGCTCGCGGGCGCTATTTCGAAGATGACAGCCAAGGGACTGGGCGGCGAACTTACCATGACCGGGGCACTGGCCAAACTTACCGCTAGGGCGTTATCCGGTAGTGTAACGGTATCCGGGGCGGTAACAACGAGTTACCAAGTATTGAAGTCCTTAGCAGGATCGATAACGCCGACCGGCGCACTAGGGGCTGTATACATCGCTTTCGTGGCGGGGGTATTGAAACTACTCAGCCTAATGGGTGTAGGACAATAGCTTGATATATGAATGATTTGGTATACGCTTACGGGTTATGGAAAAGCGGACACTCACAGACGAACAGAAAGAAGGACGAAGGCTAATAAAGGCACGGTATCGCGCCGCGCATCGAGAAGAGTTACGCAAAAAGAGCCTAGAGTACAAACAGCGAAACCGGGATAAAGTGCTAGCGGGTAAGGCCGCATATTACGCAGCGAACAAAGAGAAGGCGGCCGCCTACAAAGCGGAGTACCGAAAGGCGCGAGAAGAGCAAATAAAGGCACAGAGCGCGGCGTACCGGGAAGCCACCAAGGAACATAGGCGCGAATACAACGCCCGGTACCGGACAGAGAATTCGGAACGGGTACAGGCGTACAACCGTTCATGGGCGAAAAACAACCCCGAGAAAGCAAACAATATTACAGCGACGCGAAGGTCGCAAAAGATGAAAGCTACCCCGACATGGGCGGACGGTTTCGCCATAGTGGAAGCCTACCGGCTCGCCGAATTGCGCAAGAAGGTTTGTGGCGGAAGGTGGCATGTTGACCATATCGTACCGCTAAAAAGTAAACTGGTTTGCGGACTCCATTGCGAGTTCAACTTACAGGTAATACCGGGGCGTGAAAACCAAGTAAAGAGTAATCGTGTTTGGCCTGGCATGCCATGCTAGACGAAATACTGAAGGCTTTAAACGCACTGCCCGCAAAAGAACGCGCCGAAGTATCGGGCATCTTGGAGAAGCAGAAAGCGACCATGCGATTTGTGCCGCTACCGGGGCCGCAGACCGATGCGTATCTGACTCAGGCAGATGTACTACTGTACGGCGGCGCGGCAGGGGGCGGGAAATCTTTCCTGCTCATGGGGTTAGCGTCGCAAGAGCATACCAGAAGCATAGTGTTCCGCCGGGAATCGTCGCAGACCGACGGACTCGCGGAAGCCGGGAAACAGATTATAGGGGATAGCGCGAATTTCAGAAGCGCACCACTACCCGAGTGGACCTGGACCGATGGACGTTCTTTAAAGCTGGCCGGGATAAAAGAACCCGGCGACTGGTTGAAACACGCCGGACGCGAGCGGGACTTGATAGGGTTCGACGAAGCGGGCGAGTTCTTACAGGAACAGGTTTCGTCATTAATGGCTTGGAACCGCGGACCGCAGGGACAGCGTTGCCGGATAGTGCTTGCATCGAACCCGCCCCGTTCAAGCGACGGTTATTGGCTAACACTGTGGTTCGGACCATGGATAGACCCGACACACTACAAGCCAGCCGCGCCGGGGGAATTGCGGTACGCGGTAATGCTCGGCGGGGAACCGCACTGGGTAGAGGGACCGGACGACGTGAACATAGAAGGCGAAATGCGGAAGCCCCTTTCCTTTACGTTCATACCCGCGAAGCTGAGCGACAACCCATACCGGGATACCCCGGAGTATCGAGCGAAGCTTCAGTCGCTACCGGAACCGCTCAGAACACAGTTGCTTTACGGCGACTTCGGGGTAGCCAAAGTAGACGACGCGTTCCAGTGCATACCGTCCGCCTGGGTAAAGGCGGCACAGGAACGCTGGAAGCCCCAGCCCCCGGTAGGCGTACCGATGTGCTGTATCGGGGTTGACGTTGCGCAGGGCGGGCAGGACAAAACGACACTAGCTATTCGACACGACGGATGGTACGCACCGATTATATCCGTACCCGGAAACCAGACACCGGACGGGAAAGTAGTAGCCGGTTTGGTAATCACCAATCGCCGGAACGAAGCGAAGGTAATCATAGACGTAGGCGGTGGGTACGGGGGCGACGCCTACGGGCACCTGAAAGAAAACAGCGTAGACGTAATCAGCTACATGGGCGTCAAGAAATCGACACGGCGAACGGTAGACCGGCAACTGGGGTTCTTCAACGTCCGTTCAGAAGCGTACTGGCGACTCCGGGAAGCCTTAGACCCATCGCAACCCCAAGGGTCCACGATTGCGTTACCGCCTGATTCTGAACTCGTAGCGGATCTCTGCGCGCCCACATACGACGTGGGTTCGGGGGGTATCAAGGTGGAAGCAAAAGCCGACCTCGTAAAGCGACTCGGACGCTCCACCGATAAGGGCGACGCTGTAGTTATGGCCTGGTTCGACGGGGTACGCGGGGCGAACATCGCAGGCGGATGGAAGAATTTTGGCAGCAACAGGGCACCGGCAGTAATCATGAAAAAGCACAGGACATAAGGGAGGGTACACCATGAGCGGATTAGTCGGCGGGAAAGCGAAAGCACCAACGGTATTGGCACCGGTTGTCATGCCGTTGGAAGACACGGAAGCCACCAAGAAAGCAAAGAGGAAAGCCAACACGACAGCAACCGAACGCGGCGGACGGGCTAGCACCGTCCTGGCGGGCGAAGGCGAAAAACTGGGCGGGGGCTGACCATGAGTGAAATATTTGCGCTTCCCAAACTGATTATGAAAACCGTGCTTGGCAAACCCGCGAAGCAACCCACCATCGAACCGGCGCCCATCATGCCGGAAGCGGACAGCGACAAGATAGCCGATACCCGCAAAAAGGCCATGATTAACCAGCAACAGCGGCAGGGGCGCGCAAGCACCATGCTATCCGACAGCTACGACAAATTAGGATAAATCTATGGGTGCTGAATACCTGGTCAAACAAGGCGGGGAGCTTTTCAGTAAACGCGGATCCCTGCTGTCTCTCTGGCAACGCATGGCGGAAAACTTCTACCCGGAACGCGCGGACTTTACTACGGTTCGCAATATCGGTGCCGAGTTCGGGGACTGGCTCAATACCGGGTACCCGCAACTCGCACGCCGGGATCTGGGTAACGCGTTCGGCACCATGCTACGCCCCACCAGCAAGAACTGGTTTCATATCAGGACGACGGACCGGTGGGAACAACTGGGCAGCGAAGCCCGGGCATGGTTAGAGATGGCCGAGAATCGCCAGCGGCGCGCGATGTACCACAAGGATACCCAGTTCACCCGCGCCACCAAGGAAGCCGACCACGACTACGCAGCGTTCGGACAGACCTGTATACAAACATCCCTCAACTCGAAAGCCAACGGGCTTTTGTACCGTTGCTGGCACTTGCGCGACGTGGCATGGATGGAAGACGAGAACGGGAAAATCGGTACCGTTTACCGCAAATGGAAACCCACGATTGCCGACCTTATGCGTCTGTTCCCGGGCAAGGTACACCAAGCCTGGGTAGACAAGATCGAAAAGGAACCGCACAAGGAAGTCGAAGTGTGGCACTGCATTGTACCGTCCGATTACTACCCCAGCGACGGTAAGAAGTTCCGCACGCCGTTCATTTCCATTTACCTGGACGTTGAACAGAAACACAAGATGGAAGAAGTCGGCTTGATGAACATGGAATACGTAATCCCCCGCTGGCAGACCGTGAGCGGATCCCAGTACGCCTATTCTCCGGCTGCTGTTATCGCCATGTCCGACGCCAGCTTGCTACAGACCATGACCGGCGTTCTGCTCGAAGCCGGCGAGAAGGCGGTTAGCCCGCCCATGATCGCGGTACAGGGGGCGCTACGCTCGGACCTCAACATACTGGCCGGGGGCGTAACGTGGGTTGATACCGAATACGACGAACGACTGGGCGAAGTATTGCGCCCCTTGACGCAGGACAAGAGCGGCATCCCCTTGGGCCTTGAAATGGCACAGGACACGCGGCAGATGATTGCCGAAGCCTTCTACCTGAACAAGATCGCGCTACCGGCACCGGACCAGGAAATGACGGCCTACGAGGTAGGGCAGCGGGTCGAAGAGTACATACGCCAAGCCACGCCCCTGTTCGAACCAATGGAAGCCCAATACAACGGTCCCTTGTGCGAGAACACGTTCGAACTGTTGTTGCGTGCGGGCGTGTTCGGACCGATTACGGAGATACCCGAAGAACTGCACCGGATGGAATACACATTCGCGTTCGAGTCACCATTGCACGACGCGATAGAGCGCGCAAAAGGTCAACGGTTCCTGGAAGCAGCTTCGATTATTTCCCAAGCCGCACCGCTCGACCAGACGGTACCGTTCATGCTGGACACGAAAAAGGCGGTACGCGACACCCTGCAGGGTACCGGCGTACCGGCGGCGTGGCTACGGTCCGAATCAATGGTCGAACAGCTTGCGGCAGAGAAGCAACAGCAAGCCCAGACCGCGCAACTGTTGGCGCAAATGCAACAGGGGGCGGACGTAGCGAAGACGGTATCCGAAGCCAACGTCAACCCGGGCGCTAATCCCGGACTCGGCATGGGGGCGATGTGAGTACGAAACGGACACCAAAAGCACCGGAAGTATTCGAACCAGCCAAATGGGAACTAGCCGACGCGTCCGCCCTGCAAGCACTGGTACGGGGCGACGCGACGGCGGACCAGCAACAGCGGGCTATCAACTGGGTTATCTATAACGCGGCTGGTACCTACGACCTCGAGTACCGCACAGAACCCCGGGACCATGCGTTCGCCAGCGGTCGGCGGTTCGTCGGCTTGCAAGTATTGAAAATGCTGAAACTGAATACCGCGGCTTTCAAGGAGAAGAAGTAACTTTTTCATAACGCAAAGGAGTAGTACACATGGCAGAAGAAAACACCACCAGCACGGATGAAACCGTCACCCTGGAAAATAACGCGGCACCGGTAGCAGCACCGAACACCACCGCAGCACCCACAACCCTATCCCCCGCACCAGCAGCCGCGCCCGCCGCACCCGCGGTCGATGATTGGGCAAGCATGCGGGCGAAGCTCGCGGGCGAAGACACCAAGGTATTGAAACGCCTGGAACGATACGGCACGCTGCAGGAAGCAATCCGCGCCGGCGTGGAAGCGCAGAACAAAATCGGCTCGATGAGCGCACGCCCGGGCAAGGACGCAACGCCGGAAGAAGTCGCCGCCTACCGTGAACTGAACGGGATACCGGAATCCCCGGACGCGTATGAATTCAACCTGCCCGACGGTATCGTACTGGGCGAAGCGGATAAGCCCTACGTTGACGCATTCACCAAGGTAGCGCACGAAGAGAACTTGACCCCCGCACAGGTCAACAAGCTGGCGGCCGCTCATTTGGAACTGCGCGAGAAGGACATACAAGCCCGCGCGATAGCCGATCACGAATCGCATGTAAATGCGGACGCCGCCCTGAAGAGTCCCGAAGTATGGGGTTCCGAAGTAGAACTGAACCTGAACCTAATTAACGGCATGCTGAACGGGGCCCCGCAGGGCGTCAAGGAGCAATTGAACGGCGCCCGTTTAGCCGACGGTTCGCCGCTCGGCAACCATGTGCCGACCCTGCAATGGTTGGCGACAATGGCACGCGAACTCAACCCCATGGCCACCGTGGTACCGGGCAGCGGGGCGAACGCACAGCAAGCCATGGAAAGCGAGATATCCAAGCTTGAAGGCTGGATGGGGGATCAGACCAGCGAATACTGGAAAGGCGCGAACGCGGAAAAGAATCAGGCACGGTACCGCGACCTGATTACGGCGCGGTCGAAAGTAACCCGTTAATAAACCAGAACCGCCCTTCGGGGCGGTTTGACATTTACGGCACTATACAGTAACATGAACGGGTTACATATTGCGGGAACAAGAAATGACCGAAGAACAAAAGGCGGCAAGCAAAGCCGCACGCAAGGCGTATATGAAAGAGTACCACCGGCAATGGTATGAAAAGAACAGGCAGGAAGTAATAGAGCGCGTCACTAAATTTAGGAACGAGAACCCCGACGTGATACGCGAACGGAAAGCGAAGTACGCGCGGGAGAACCGGGAACTGATAGCGACTAAGAAAGCGACTAGGTACCTAGCCGAACGGGACGCGGTACGGATTAAACAGGCCGCGTATTACGAAGCAAATAAAGAAACAGTAAAGCAGCGGGTAGCTGAGTACCGCCTTGTGAATCCTCATGTTATGTCGCTTTGGCGGAAGGCTAATCAAGACAGGGTAAAGGAGTACAACACGTTATGGAAAAAGGCTAACCCCGAAAAGATCGCCGAGAGGCACCGGAGGTACGCCAAACGGTACCCCCACAAGGCCAACGCACGTAATTCAAAACACCGTGCGGTGAAACTCCAAGCCACCCCAACGTGGGCAGATGAATTCGTTATCTCGGAAGCCTACGAACTCGCGCAGTTGCGCACCAAAGTTACTGGAATAGTCCACCATGTAGACCATATCGTACCGCTCCAAAGCAAAATAGTCTGCGGCCTACACTGCGAATTCAACGTCCGGGTAATCCCCGGAAAAGAAAACGCCCGCAAAGGAAATCGGTATTGGACAAGTATGCCTTGATATCTTAAAGTATTACTTGTAGCATTTCTTGTAATACCACTGTAGGCACCCAACTGGAAGCCAGCGACCCCCGTTACTAGGACACCCGCGAAGCCACAGAAAGGACACCCCGAAAGTTCGGTAGTGAGATTTTCATTAACCCAATTTTAGGAGTCCGATCATGGCAGATAGTGCATTCCAAACACAATATTCTCAGGAATTCCTGAGTGGCTTTGAGCAACGTCAATCTTTGGTCCGTAACATGGTTACGACCGAAGCCGTCCTTAAGGGCAATTCCGCCGTATTCCTGGTCGCCGATTCCGGCGGCGCGACCGCAGTTACCCGCGGCCTGAACGGTCTTATCCCCGCCCGTGCCGACAACCTGACACAAAAGACCGCAACACTGGTCGAATGGCACGACCTGGTACGTAAGACCGACTTCAACATTTACGCGTCCCAAGGCGACCAACGCCGCATCATGCAAGAAACGACGATGGGCGTGATTAACCGCAAGATGGATTCGGACATCATCACCGAACTGAACACCAGCACGGTTGACACCGGCGCGGCGCAAACCGCCAGCCTGTCGCTGGCTCTGTACGCCTACACGATTCTCGGTAACAACCAGGTGCCACTCGACGGAAACGTCAACGCCCTGATTACCCCGGCATTCTTCGCCTATCTCATGCAGACGAAAGAATTCACCAACGTGGACTACACCAACAACAAGCCCTTCACCGGCGCCCTGAATTCGTTCCGCTGGATGAACGTTAACTGGGTGGTACACCCGAACCTTCCCGGCTTCGGTACCAACGCCGAGAAATGCTTCATGTTCCACAAAACGGCAATCGGCCACGCTATCGATACCAAGGGCATCGAGAACTTTGTGGACTACAACAGCGAACACGGCTACAGCTTCGCGCGTTGCTCGGCCCACATGGGTTCGGAAACGCTGCAGGGTACCGGTATCGTCGTAATCAACCACGACGGTTCGAACTTCGCCGCGCAGTAATCCGCCGGTTGTGAACAGGTGCCCTTAACCGGGCACCCCTGAAAACGAATTTAAAGGAGTATTAAACATGGCATACGTACCCGGTAATTTGAACCTGGTTTCCGGCGCGCCTTTGACCGGCGCCGGCCAACAATGGACCCTTCATGGAACGGACGCGGCCGCCGATGTGGACGCAGCCGATTTTATCTCGGATGGTGGAAGCCGCGGCATGCGAGTCGGTGACATCCTGTTCTATCGCGACACTGACGACCAAGTGACCACCACTCACGTGGTACTCACGGTCGGTTCCACCTATCCGTACCCCGTGAACCTGAACCTCGGCACCACTGTAGGGTCGGCCACCACCGGCGATTAACCCTTGATATATTAAAGCATAGTGCTACCATTTGCGGACATGGAAACATGTCCGCCTTTTTAATTCAGGAGTAGAACAGTGCCCATCTTACTGAACCGTGTCAAGAGCGCAGAATATGTACGTAATATCTTCTCGGCAACACCGGAAATAGGGACCAAATACGACGACGTACTGGACCCGAGATACTGGACGCACGTAGCACCAACCCTTCACCCGACCGACCGTATCGAAGTTTTGGCCGAAGACGGCGCATGGTTCGCCGAACTCATCGTCCTTTCCTGCGGCAAGAACTGGGCGAAAGTCTTTCCCTTGCGTTTCGTGGAAATGAGCGAAAGCCAGCCTGAAGAGGCACCCGGGGCCGAATACGTGGTCGTGTGGCGCGGCATGGTACACAAGCATTCGGTAGTGCGTACCGCCGACAAGGTGGTAGTCAAAGCCGGATTTGCTTCCGCCGCCGAAGCAAAAACCTGGCTCGCCACGTACGAAGCTGACATCAAGTGACCACACAACTCACTCTGTACAATGATGCACTCGGGCATATCGGCGAGCGGTTGCTTGCCAATATATCCGAGAACACCGAACCCCGCCGCATTCTCGACCAGATGTGGCCGGGGGTTCGCCGGTACTGCCTGGAACACGCGCACTGGAAGTTCGCAATGAAGCAAGCCGAACTGTCGTACGACCCCCTGATTACGCCGTCATTCGGCTATAACCGCGCATTCGCGAAACCCACCGACATGGTGAAGCTATCGAAAATGTGCCTGGACGAATTCTTCCAGGTGCCGCTGGTCGGCATGTCCGAAGCCGCGGAATACTGGTATACGAACGCCGATACCCTGTATGTGGCCTACGTATCGGACGACGCGGCCTACGGAACGGACTATGCGTTATGGCCGGAAACGTTCACCCTGTACGTGTCCCTCTATCTGGCTACCCGTGTCGCGCCCCGGCTGCGTCCGAACCTCGATACCCGTTCCATCATGACGCAACTGAACATCGCCAAGGAAGACGCGCAAGCGAAGGATGCGGTTTCGGGTCCGACGCAATTTCTACCGTCCGGTAGCTGGGTACGTTCCCGTTCCGGCGGGCGCGGCGACCGCGGATCGAGGACAAATCTAATTGGCTGATGATATCCAGTTGACATTCAACCGCGGGGTAGTAAGCCCCAAGGCACTGGCACGCGTTGACATCAAGCGCGTGGCGATGTCCGCCGAAGAACAATGTAACTGGGTAGCCCGTACCCTCGGTCCCATGTCCGTGCGTCCCGGACTGGGGTACCTCGGTGCCACGAAAAGCAACGCGGCCGCCCGGTTCCTGCCGTTCGTATTCTCTACCACCGATACCGCACTGATCGAACTCACAAACAACGTGATGCGGGTTTGGGTAGACGACGCACTGATTACCCGCCCTTCAGTATCCACCGCCATATCTAACGGCAGCTTCACCACCGACCTCACAAACTGGGGTGACGTGGATGAGGTAGGCGGGACATCGGCATGGCGGACCGGCGGGTACATGGGGCTGACCGGGGACGGCACGAACTACGCCGGACGCGAACAAACCGTGGCCGTCGCCCTTGCCGACCGGAACGTGGAACACGCCCTCAAGATACATATAATAAACGGCACGGTATTACTGCGGGTGGGCAGCACGTCGGGCGGGGAAGAGTACATCGAAGAAACCGAACTGGCGTACGGCTGGCATTCACTGACGTTCACCCCGACGGGTGCGAACTTTTACGTCCGGTTCATGAACCGCAATAACTATCTTTGCGACGTGGACTCGTGCGCTATCGAATCCGCCGGAGCGATGGAAGTAACCACCACCCTTACCGCCGATTTGATCGACGACGTACGGTATACGCAATCCGGCGATGTGCTGTTCCTCGCCTGTGGAGTGACGCACCGGCAGCAACGGATTGAACGCCGTTCGTCTACAAGCTGGTCCATGGTGGATTACGTCTCGGAAACGGGACCATTCCGCGCCGCGAATAGCGGAACCATAACCCTCGCGCCCAGTGCCTTGAATGGAAACGTAAACCTGGTAGCCAGTAAGCCCATGTTCAAATCCACCCACGTAGGTGGGTTATTCAAGATCAACAGCCAAGGGCAAACCGTATCTTCCTCCATCTCGGCGGCGGATACGTTCTCGAACCCTATCCGTGTCACGGGTATTGGTGCATCGCGCGGCTTCACCATCACGATAACAGGCACCTGGACCGCGACCGTAACGGTGCAACGGTCCCCGGGCGCCCCCGGTTCGTGGACCGACGTAGTGAACTACACGACCAACCAGGCATTGACGCACGAAGACGGATACGATAACCAGATCATCTATTACCGCATCGGGATCAAGACCGGCAACTACACCAGCGGGACCGCAGCGGTAAGCCTGTCCATTTCGACCGGTTCAATATCCGGCACCGCCCGCGCAACATCTTTTGTAAGTTCCACCCAGTTAACAGCGGTTGTACTGCGCGACTTCGGCTCGACCACCGCGAGCGCGGATTGGCAGGAAGGTTCCTGGTCGGACTACCGCGGATACCCTTCCGCCGCTACGTTCTTCGGTGGGCGGTTGTGGTGGGCCGGGAAGGACAGGGTACAAGGTTCCGTTGTCGATGCGTTCAACGACTTCGACGAAGAATACCTGGGCGACGCCGGACCGATTAACCGGAGTATCGGCGCCGGTCCGGTGGACTCGATAAACTGGTTACTGCCCCTGCAAACGTTGACCCTTGGGGCGCAAGGCGCCGAATTCCTGTGCCGCTCGTCCAGCCTGGAAGAACCGCTTACCCCCAACAACTTCAACATGCGGGAATCCACTACCTACGGATCCGGCAACGTCGAAGCGACGAAGATAGACTCGGGCGGTATCTTCGTGGACCGCACCGGCTCGCGCGTGATGGAAGTGGTAACGGACTCGGCAACGCTCGAGACAAAAGAATTGACGGTTATCAACCCGGAAATATGCCTACCCGAGATTGTGCGCATGGGGGTACAGCGGCGCCCGGATACCCGTATCCACCTGGTACGGTCCGACGGTGTTGTGGTCATGTTGATATTCGACCGTGCGGAAGATGTCAAGTGCTTGTTGACGATAGAAACCGACGGGCTTATAGAAGATGTGGTCGTACTCCCGGGCGCCCCTGAAGATCAAGTTTACTATGTCGTGAATCGCACCGTCAACGGATCCACGGTGCGGTACCTCGAACGCTGGGCACTGGCCAGTGAAGCAGAAGGCGGGGTCATCAACAAGATGGCCGATTCCTATGTCGTGTACAGTGGCGCGTCCACCACGACCATAACCGGACTCGGCCACCTTGTTGGTGAATCCGTTGTATGCTGGGCGAACTCGAAAGACCAGGGCACCTTCACCGTGTCCGGCGGGGGTACCATCACTCTGCCCGAAGCCACCACCTACGCAATTGCCGGACTCGGGTACGAAGCCCGGTTCAACAGTGCGAAGATAGGGGTTTCCATATACGGTCCCGCAGTGCTGACACAGACCAAGCGTATCGACCGGCTGGGCTTGATACTCGCCAACACGCATTACCAGGGATTGGAGTACGGGCAGGACGCCGACCACCTGGACAACCTGCCCCTGATGGAAGACGGTACCGAAACGGCAGCGGACTACATCTGGGATAGCTACGACCAGGGCTCGTTTCCCCTAAACGGCACCTTCCAGACCACGGATACCCGGCTGTACCTTAAGGGTACCGCACCGCGCCCCTGTACGGTCATGGCGGCGGTCGTGAGCGTGGACAAGGGGACAAGGTAGTGGAACTGGTACCTGCCTCACAGAAGCACGTCGAAGAGTATTACGGCGGCAAGCCGATAATGTCGGTGCGGGGAATCGTCGGGCTGCTGGACGGTAAGGTAGTCGGTATCGCCGGGGTTTGTTTCGATCACGACAACATAATAGTATTCTCGGAATTCAAAGAGGAAGCCCGCAAATACAAAAAGAGTATCGTCAAAGCCGCACTTATGGTATACGAAATAATGCAGCGATACAGTATCGTGTATGCGGTCGCAAACAAACAAGAAAAGGGCGCGAAACGGTTAATGGCAAGATTCGGTTTCGAGTTCGTGGAAGTGAACAGCGAAGGGGAGGAGGTCTATCGATGGCTCAAATGGCGGCAATAGCTGGCGGGATGGCGATAGGGGGTTCGCTGCTAAGTGCTTACGGGACACTAGAGCAGGGTAAGGAACAATACAAAGCGGCGAAGTTCCAGGCGAACCAGCTACGGCAGAACGCAAACCAAGCGGAAGGCGCGGGGCAGCGCGACGCGCAGGTGCAAATGCGCCAATCCGCGTTGACGCAATCGCGCGCCCTAGCCGTGGCCGGTGCGTCCGGTGCCGGTGCGGTCGATCCCGACGTACTGCGGATTATCTCAGGGCTTGCCGGGGAAGGACAACTCGCCGCCGATACTGCAATGTATAACGCGAACGAATCCGCGCGCGGCATGCGCAACCAGGCGGCGGTCGGCATGTACGAAGCCAAGCAAGCGAAGCGGGCTTCCAAGCTGGCGGCGTTGACCACCATGCTAGGTGGTGCCGGAAACGCGGCGATGGCCGGTTCCAAGTTCAATAACGGCGGTTGGTTCGGACAGGGTTCCCCCAGTGGGTACGGCGGATACAGTGCCACGACCGGCGGCGGCTTGTCGGGGTTCGCATAATGCCACAACTACCAGATCCCAATGCACTGAACCGGCTATCGGTTCAACCCAATACCACGGTGGCCACCTACCGCGGCGGGCATGTCGGCGCCGCACTGCAACAGATGGGTGGGGTCATCGAGAACCAGGGCAACAACCTGCAATACACGGTCGCGCGGCAACAGGACCACCTGGATAAGGTCCGGGTTCAGGACGCACTCAACCAGCTTGAGACGCACCAGCAAGAAATGACACTGGGCGAGAAGGGATATAAACGGGCGATGGGCGGGGATGTGTTGACCCCCGACTACCATAAACAGCACGTCTCAGCATTCGACACCGCCGTAATGGGGCTGGCTACCAAACTGACGCCGCAACAACGTTTGTTGTTCGAACAGAACGCGAAACAGCAGCGCGTACAGTTCCAAGCCGGGATGATGCAACACGCCATCGGCGAGTCGGTGAAGTATGAAGATCAGGTTTACAACGGCACGATAGCCGCGACGCAGAACGCGGCGGCGACCACATGGCAGGATCCCAAGGCTATCGAAGCCGCAGTGATAAAGGCGAACGTCGCCACGGCGGACCGGCTCGACCGGCTCGGGATGAAAGACCCGACCATACGCGCCGTCCAACAACAAGAGGTAGAGGGCGGCGTGCATTCGGCGGTCGTACTCGCGGCGATAAACAACGATAACGCCGGGTACGCGAAATCGTACTACGACGCAAACAAGGAATTCATGACGCCGCAACAGCGTAAAGCGGTCGAAGGGCAAATCAAGCCCGCTACCGACTTCGCGCGCGGCCGCGACTTGGGCACTGAAGCCTTCAAGATGCTGCAATCGGGTAAGAGTGCTGTTGACGTGGAAGCGTATCTCATAAGCAAGGCGGATACTCCCGGCATACACCAGCAAGCGCAATCCATCTTCGGACAATTGACACAGGCGGTCAAAGTGCAAGACGAGAACGCGAAGGGTTCGATTATCGAAAAGTTTTCGACCAATGGCGCGAACACGGCGGCCATGAACAGCATAATGAACAGCCCCGAGTACCGGGCACTGACGCCGGAACAACGGGGTCCGGTGGCCGAATACATGCGCAAGAACGCACAGGCGACGAGCGAATTCAACCGGGTAGCGAGCGACCGCGCGGCGGCGAAGAAAGCGGAAGACCCGAAGATATACGCCGCGTTCCTGGATACGCTGGAATCGCCGGAATTTGCCAGCATGTCACGCGCGCAGATTTACGCCATGTCACCACAGATAGGGGCGCCACTGGTGAAGCAATTACTTGCCGAACAGAAGAACCAGCAATCGGGGGTAGCCAAATTCCAGATTGATAGCGACCTGTTTAACAGTTCCGTACCCGCGAGCGCGCAAGGTGACACACAAAAGACACGCGCATATAAAGGCGTGGTAGAATCGAAACTGCAACAGTTTTTAGAGACAGAAAAAAGGAAGCCGACACTGGAAGAACAAAAAGCACTCTTGCGCACGGGCAGCGAAACATACATTGAAGCGGGACGGTTTTTCGGTACCAACGAGCGGGAAGCGTACGCACTCGACCCGGCACGGAAAGCGGTACCCGCCGCCTTCCATGCGCAAGTCAAGGGGATTTTTGGTAACGACATCGCGAAGATGGAAGACGCCTACGGGTTCGTGTCCGGTATGCGCGAGATTGCGCGATTGAAGAAGCGGACCGTACCGACCGAAGCCGAAGCGATAGCCGCGTACCTGCAAATGCAGAACGGGGAAAGTGAAAACGTAAAAAGGATACCGAAATGAAGATACTCGTAAGCCCTAAAGACACGCTTTGTAAAATTGAGTTTGACAACGTGAAAACCTACTACCAAGAGGGTCACACGCTCGCAATCGTGATGGAAGACGGGGCAGTGCGGAATTACCCGCTAGAACACATCTGGTATTACGAAAAGACGGCCGACATAAAATAAGGGGTTATCTTGCCATACGACTACGAAAAGATTCTGGACGACATCGACAACCAGCGCAAAGGATTACCCCCCGCACCGCTTCCCGCCGTACCCGCCCCGGTGAACCCGGCACTGGATACGCTCGGCATGAACCTGCAGCGCGCGGCCACCGCGAACCCGGTAGACGAAGCCAAGCGGCGCAAGTTGTCCGGCGAACTGGGCATGCCCGCCGCCATACTCCCGCCGACCGCACAGGCAGAGGAACAGGCGTTCCTGAAGAACACGCGCGCACAGGACATCATGACGAAGTACCCCGCTCTGGCGAAGTGGGCACAGAACCCCAATTACGCAGCGGTAGCTGGTAAGGACATACTCACCCTGGGCGAGATTGAAACCACCGCCCGCGGGTTGCCGTCACTCGCGGGCGACGCCCTGCAAGTCGGTAAGAACCTCGCCGGATCCGCGGCCGCCGCATTGCCGAACGCGAACGCGGCTATTTGGAGTTTCGTACAGGCGGCCGGTTCGATATTGTCAGTCAACGCCACGAAGCCGCTAGCCGATACCATCGGTTCGCCGGACGTGGGCGAAATGCTGCGAAGCACGGCGGCGGATTTCCGTAACCGCCAATTGGGAATGGCGAAAGACTTGCGACCGAACCAGAGCGGTTTGAGTGTACTGGAACGGGGTGTATACAGCGGCGTGGAGTCCGCAGCCACCACACTGATGGCGTTGCCCCTATCCGTGGCTAGCGGCTCGCCTGTGCCCATCCTGGCGGGGCTATCCGGCATTACCGCAGGTAACGCACTCGGGGAAGCGACCGACAAGGGGCTACCACTGAACGAAGCCCTGATCCACGCCACGAAACAGGGCGTCATCGAATACGCTACCGAACTGTTCCCGATGGGGAACCTCGTTAAGAACTTGACAATGAAAACGGGACTGGTGCGTACCGCTACCGAGTTCATGATTCGGGAAGGCGTCGGCGAACAGGCGGCAACCGCCCTGCAGGACTTGGACAAGTGGGCGACCCTGAACCCGGAAAAGCCGTTCAGCGATTACCTGGCAGAACGCCCGGAAGCCGCACTCGAAACCCTTATCGCCACGGCGGTAGGCGGGTCCATCCAGGTAGGCGGCGCCAAGGCGGTAGCCAAGGGCATGGAAACCCTGCAGCGTTCACTGGCCACCGACTTGGGTAAAGCCCAGCGCGCGGAAGAAAACCACTTGACCATTCAGCAATTGGGCGAAATGGCCGGCAAGCACCCGCTGCGCGAGCGCGACCCGCAAGCCTTCCACGATTTCATATCCACCATGTCGGAAGACGGGAACCTGTCGGACGTTTACGTGGACGGTAAAACACTGGAAAATGTACTCAACCAGTCCGGCGTTAACATGGCTGAGATTGAACGGAAAATGCCGGAAGTCGCCCAGCAGCTAGGCGAAGCGGCGAAGACAAACGGCGAAGTGCGTATCAGCTTGGCGGACTACGCTACGTATGTGGCGGGTACCGATGTCGAAAAAGGAATCATCGACCACTTGCGCGCGTCCCCGGACGGCTTGACATACACGGAAGCCCAGCAGTTCTACCAGTCACAGAAAGACGACTTGAGTGCGCAAGCCGCGAGCCTGATGGCAGACGCGGGTACCACGGAAGAATATAAAGCCGATGTACAAAAAGTCCACGACACCATACTGGAACAAATGAACAAGGCAGGGCGGTTTACGTCCGAAGTGAACGCGGCGTACGCTGTGCCGTTCCGGGAATTCTACGCCGTCAACGCGGCGAAGATGGGGATTACGCCTTCGGAACTGTACAAGCAAATGCCGTTGAATTTCGCGCCGATGAATACCGGGAATATTTTGAACCAGGGCGAAGACACGTTCGATTTCTCGCCCGGAATCAAGGACGCGAAAGTAGGGGACAGCACCTTATCCTATGGAATGGAAGACGGCGCGCTAAAGATTTACTCTGTACGTACCCCGCAAGCCAAACGCGGCAAGGGCAGCGCACGGCAAGCAATGGTACAGTTCCTACAGCAAGCCGACCGGGAAGGGAAAGCCGTTACCTTGGACGCGTCTTCGCTGGACAAGAAAACCAGTACCGGCAAGCTGATAACGTTTTATGAATCGCTAGGGTTCGTCAAGACCGGGCGGACCATAAACGCACTAGGCGAACCGGAAATGCGCAGGGAACCCCAAGTATTCAACCAGTCCGTATTCCACGGTACCCCGCACGTATGGGCACCGGAACCGGGATTCCCGCACGGGCGCCCCCGGCTCGACAAGATGGGCACGGGCGAGGGCGCGCAAGCGTTCGGATGGGGGTGGTACAGTGCTGAGAATCAGGGGGTAGCAAGAGAGTACAGGGAAAAACTTACCGCTTCCGCAGCGCAAGCCGATAACTTCATAAACCAGTTTGGCGGATTGGACGAAGCCATCGCGGGGTTAGAGAAAAGGCTATCGGGCTATGAAGCCATGCCGCAAAGCGATAGGCGGGACAGTTTCATTAAGCTGACGAAAGAAAGCCTAGACCAATTAGGGCGACGGAAGAGGGGGGAACCCGAAAATGAAGGTTCCCTCTACTCCCTCGACATCCCCGATTCCGTATTGCCGCGCCTGTTGGATTGGGATAAACCGTTAAGCGAACAGACGCCTGAAGTTCGGGAAGCCTTGAAGGGTATTAAATTGCCCGACCCGAAATACATGGACGGCAAGGAAATATACTCATACATCAAGGAACTACAGGCGGAAAAAGCGAATCCGGGGCAAAGGAGTTTTTCACCTTCAGAAGTGAATAGGCATGATAAAGCAGCTTCCGAATACCTTGCGTCTATCGGCATAGTCGGAAACCGCTACCTGGACGGCGGCTCGCGCGCGGACGGGAAGGGCACATACAACTACGTGCTATGGGATCAGCCTACCATCGACAAGGTGGCATTGCTTGAGCGCAACGGCGAAAAGCTGGACGCGATGCGGGAATTGGCGCAGTCGCCCATGATACCGCAAACAGAAACCCCGGAGTTCAAAGCGTGGTTCGGGGATTCCAAGGTAGTGGACGCGGAAGGAAACCCCCTAAGGCTATTCCACGGGACCGATAAGACTTTCGATAAGTTCGACTTAAAGAAATTCGGACAGAAAGATTCCGGATGGTACGGCAAGGGGATATACCTTACGGCGGACACGCATGCGGCCAGCGGGTACGCCACCTACGAATCCAAAAAAGATAAGTTTGCGGAGTCCGGCGGGGCCAACGTAATGCCCGTTTACGTATCCCTGAAAAATCCTTACTACTGGCCTAAAGGTCGGGTAGCGGCGACCAATGCGGAAGAAACGAAAGCAATAACCGAAGAACTGCTAGCCGCGGGACACGACGGGGTAATAGTGCCGAACGAATACGCGGACCCTGAAAGTGCGGACTTCTACGAAGTGATAGCCTTCAGCCCCGATCAGATTAAATCAGCCATTGGTAATAATGGACAGTTCGCGGGCGATACTCTTCTGAACCAGGAAAACCGCGCCGGGTACAACCCCGACACGTTCACCATTTCGCTACTGAAGGGCGCCGACCTTTCATCCACCTTGCACGAAGGCGCGCACTTCTACCTTGAAGCCCTGGCAGACCTGGCAAGCCGACCGGAAGCCCCGCAACAGATAAAGGACGACTTCCGCAAGACGCTGGAATGGTTCGGCATAACCGGGAACGAGAACACAGACGGCGGTACCCGGGGCGGGGACTTGGGGCAGTCGCCGCTGAACGAGAATTTCCGGGTGTGGAGTAACAACGCCCCGCTGGTTACTTCGGCGCAAGCTGAAACCCACCAGTTCAAGACGGGCGAAAAGATTGTTGTCGAAGCCTTCCACGGCACCGGACGCCCCGACCGCGTAGGCGATAAGTTCCTGAAAAAACGCGCCACCAGCGGCCCTATGGCGTACCACACCAGTAGCCCCGCTCTTGCGTCCAATTACGCAAGCGGGAAGATGGATACCAGCCTTGCAAACGAAGACCAGGATTACTCCAACTGGTTCAAGGTTAAGGTTCCCGGTTCGCGTAACCCGGTAGATATTGCCCGCGCGTGGTACTCGCTGGATTCCGAAACAAAGGCGCGCATAGCGGAGATTGCCCCTACGCTTCGTCTAGACGATGACGCGGAAAATGTCATATCGGAAGACGGCAACACTTCCGGTAACGGCAGTTATGACTACAACGTCCAACAGACCCGCACGTATTACGACCGTCGCGGCAATCCTCTAAGGGCGTTGGTGGAAGACTGGTTAAGCAGCGGAACACTGTTTAACAATGAAGAACTGTTCATGCGCGTACTGAAAGAAGCGGGCATGCCCATGAAGGACGTAACGTACGACTCGCCCCATTCATCTTTCCCGTTCGTCTATAAAAACTATATCGCGATGCGTAGCCCGCTAGTCACGAGCGATATTCCGGCGAGCGTGGGCGAAGCGTTGAACGCCGCGGCAAAGCGCGACCGGAGCAAGGCAAAGTTAGGCGGCGCCGACGCGTGGGACAAGAACAACCGCACCATGCGCGACTGGGTGGAAGAGTTCAATAACGCGAACGGCAAGGAATCCCATGTATGGACGAGCATACCCGATAAGGTAACAGAGGTTCTTAAATCACTGGGTTACGACGGCATTGTCGATTGGTCCGGGAAAAATAAAGGCGGCGGGGTTGTTGCACCGGTCTATATCCCTTTCGAAGAAACGCAAGTAAAAAGCGCGTTGGGTAACAAAGGCAAGTTCAATACCAGCAAGAACAACATACTGAACCAAGGCGGCGACCCGGGAACCCCCGGCGACCTTCCGCCCGGGCGTACCCCGGAAGAAGTATGGGCGTCCATGTCCCTCGACCAGAAACGCCCCTACCATGAACAGTGGGCGCAATCCTTTGAACGGTACATGCTGGAAGGGAAAGCCCCGACCACCGAACTGCAACCTGTGTTCGCGCGTTTCCGTGCGTGGATGTTGAACGTATACAAGTCGTTAGAAGCGTTTCTTAAACAGAATCCTTTAGCCGGGAAACTGAACGACGAAGTGCGGGGTATCTTCGCTCGCCTCATCGCCGCTGGAGAATCCATCAAGGCTACGGAAGCGGTGCGGGGATACGCCCCGTTATTCGAAACGGCGGAAGACGCAGGGGTAACACCTAAGCAGTTCCAGGAATATATCGACTTGGGCGAGCAAGCCACCGAACAAGCTATCGATGACCTATCCGCCCGTAGCCTTCGGGATATGAAGTGGTTGAGTAACGCGAAGGAACGCGTAATCAAAGAATTGCAGAACGAAGCTAAAGCGAAACGTAAAGCGGTCGAAGAGGAAGTACGCCGCGAAGTCATGGCCGAACCTATCGAAGTAGCGCGCACGTTCCTGAAGACCGGGGAACTACCCGGCATGCAGACAGAACCGCCGCTAGTTCCCGGAATGGTGCGGGTCTACCATAGTGGTTCAGCCGGGAACGGAACCGACGGGCGATGGGTTAGCACCGACCGTACTTATGCTTCCGACTACCGCGCCGACCTCCCATTGTTCTATACCGACCTACCGGAGAACGACCCGCGGGTAAACAATCCGGACTACGAAGACCAAGGGGTTAAGCAGGGTTTCACTTTCAACTTTGAATTAAAGCCAGAAGAAGCGGCGGCACTTTCAGAAATTTCAAGGGGCAGCAAAGCCGGGTTTAAACTCGACACAGCGGCCTTGGACGAACTGTTCCCCGCCGGGGGTACCGTAACCCTCGACCGTGCCAAGCTACGCGGCATGACGGCTAAGGACGGTCTAAGCCCGGACCTCGCCGCGCAAATGTTCGGGTACCCCAGCGGCGAGTCGTTGATACTCGACCTCGCGAACTCGGAATCGGCAAAAGACAAGATAGAAGGCACGACCGACCAGCGCATGCTGGAACGCCACGGCGAACTGTCCAGTGAAGAGGATATCGAACGGGCAGCCGAAGCCGCGATACACAACGAAGCACGAGCCAAGTTCATGGCCACGGGCTTGAAGATTCTAGCCAAGTCCCCGATTCCCGCGACGCAAATAAACCGGGCAGCGAAAGCCGCAGCGGAAAACGCAATCGCCAGCCGGAAGGTTCGCGACTTGCGCCCCGCGCAATACGAGCGCGCGGAAACGAAAGCCAACAAGGAAGCCTTGAAACTCGCGGCGAAGGATCCCAAAGCGGCGGTATCCGCACAGCGGGCAGCGTTACTGAATAACAGGTTAGCCAAGGCAGCGGCGGAAGCTTCCAAGGAAGTGGAAAAGATTCTCCGGTACGTCGCCAAGTTCCAGACGGAAGGCACCCGCAAGGCGTTGGACATCGACTACATGGAACAGATTGACGACCTGTTGCGCCCGTTCGATTTCCGCAAGGGGCAGACCCTTAGCCAGATAGACAAGCGGCAAAGCCTTGCAGACTGGGTAAGCCAACAAGAAGCAATGGGTTTCGAACCGGCAATCGACCCCGCCTTACTGGACGCGGCGAAACTCAAGTCATACAAAAATATGACGGTCGAAGAATTGCGCGGGTTCGCGGATTCGATAAAGCAAATCGAACACCTGGGACGCCTGAAGAAAAAACTACTTCTCGCCAAGGACCAGCGCGAGTTCGATGCCATCGTGTTGGAAGGGCTGGACGCCATCGAAGCGAACGCGAACCGGACAGTAGAGGAACGGGCAACCCCGACCGACGCCATAGGCATAGCGGGCAAATGGTGGCGCCAGATGACCGCCGACCACCGGAAGTTCTCTTCCATCATGCGGGAAATGGACGGGGGCAAGGACAACGGGTTCATGTTCAACTTCTTCCTGAAGCCCATGAACGAAGCCGGGGACAACGAAACGCAAATGAAAGCCGCGGCTACCGAAGCCCTAGCGAAACTGTTCAAGCAGATAACCACGAACCCCGTCACCGGAAACCTGTACGCCAAAAAGCGCATGGTACCCGGTACCAATCTTTCCATGACTCACGAACAGCGGATTATGTTCGCGATGAACTGGGGCAATGAAGGCAACCGCCAACGGCTAATGGACGGCGGGATTACCGGCAACCGCGCGCTATCCATTCAACAAGCGGAAGCGGTACTCGACACCTTGACGGAAGCGGAATGGAATTTCGTCCAGGGGGTATGGGACTATATCGCCGAATTCAAACCGCAGGTAGCCGCACTCGAGCGGCGGCTTACCGGAGTGGAACCGGAATGGATCGAACCGGCACCAATCAAGACGAAGTACGGCACGTACAAGGGCGGGTACTTCCCGGTCAAGTACGACGCGGAACTGTCCAGCCGTTCGGAATCCTTCGAAGCGGCGACCGACCTACGCATGGGCATGAAGGGCGCCTTCAACGCTTCGGCCACGCGCAACGGGTTCACCAAAGCTCGGGCGGACGCGGTAATGAACCGGCCTATTTTGTTGAGTTACAACGCCATCGCCCAGCATGTCAGTGAAGTGACGCACCGGCTAGCGTGGCAAGAATGGCTTATCGATTCGAACCGGTTACTGAAAGCACTCGACAACCCTATACGCCAACACTACGGCGCCGAAATCCTGCGCACCCTGCGCGATACCGTGGTGGACATCGCGGCGGGCGACGCGCCGGCGAAGAACGGAACGGAAACCGCTATCAACCGTTTGCGGGTCGGGTCCACGGTGGTGGGTATGGGCTGGCGGGTAACGACCGCATTACTGCAACCGTCCGGACTTGCTCAAAGCTGGGTACGAGTCGGCGGTAAGTACATGGCGCGCGGGGTTGCCCAGTTCATGAAGTCGCCCCTTGCCAGCGGGGAATTCGTGAACAGCAAGTCCAAGCTGATGACCGACCGTGGCCGCACCATGCAACGGGAAATAAACGAAGTGCTGAATACCATCCGGGCGGGCGACAAGGTTAGCGCGTTCAAGGCGAGCTACTTTACCCTTATCGGCAAGATGCAGCGCACTGTGGACATTCCTACGTGGCTGGGTGCGTACGAGAAAGCGACCGATCAATTGAACCTACAGAACGCGGGGAGCGCGGACGAGCGCAAGGCAATCGAAGAACAGGCGGCCGCACTTGCCGACCAGTCGGTACTCGATGCGCAATCCGGCGGGCAACTGAAGGACTTAGCCAAGGTGCAAAGGGGATCCCCGCTACAGAAGATTTTCACCAATTTCTATAGCTACTTTTCCGCGACGTATAACCTGAACGTCGAAGCGGTACGCCGCACCAGTTTCAAGTCGCCTTCACAGGTGGCGATGCTGGCTACCGACCTGGTGCTACTGAACTCGGTACCCGTTCTGTTCTCGGTGGCACTTAAGGAACTGTTGAAGGGTGAATGCGGGGAAGACCTGGAATGCCTTACCAAGAAACTGGGACACGAACAACTCGGCTTCCTGTTCGGGCAAATGGTGCTATTGCGCGAAATGGGCGTGGCTATCGATGTCGCGGCCGGGGGACAGGGGTTCGGGTACCAGGGTCCGGCGGGCTTGCGGTTCTTCGCCGACCTTTATAAATTGGGTCAACAGGCGAACCAGGGCGACGCGGATATGGCATTTTTCAAAGCAGCGAACCAGGTAGGCGGCGCGCTACTCCACTACCCCGCGGGACAGATCAACGCAACAGTCGAAGGTATCATGGCGATAGAGGAAGGGAAGGTAGACGGCATGGGGATACTCCCGGCACTCGTCGCGGGACCGCCTAAGAAGTAACGCCTTTCCGATTGAAAACCCGGTCGTGGTTCGGGTTAGGTGGGGGAGGGGGAATACCTAACATTACCCCCTATTATAAGCCGCACAGATAAACACTGTGCGGCTTTTCTTTTGCCCTTGATATATTAATGATTCCCGCATATAGTTCGCGTGCGTTACGGTAACACTTTACAAGAACAAATCACGCGGACATTAAATGGACTCAGTAGACCTTCAGCAATATTTCCCGCAGCAAACCCAAGTCATTGAATACAGGAAGGCAAGCGGCAACAGCTATGCCAAATACACTTTCCAACCGGCGCCTACGCCGGTCGATTCGCTCTATTACGGTTACATGAATCTGAACCAAGCCGGACACACATACATGTGGCGTAAGCAATACTGGAAAGCGGAAGCCTGGTGTACGGAGACATACGCCGTTCTTTTCTTCGGGGACGATGGCAGCATAAAGGAAACCGGCGATTGGATGCCCAGTTCCGTACCGTGCCAGCCTAACACCATGCTCGGGTACAAGAACTCGGGCGTTAACTACGGGCTGGTGTGGTCCCCGGGCGGCGGCTTGTCGAAGCTGGCCACGATTGCCGAAATGGATGTGTTCCGCCAGAACACCCCGGGCGCGTCGGTTACTGATTCCGGGCATGACGCATACAGTAAAGTAGGACTGGTCGAACACCTGGAAAGCTACACGCCGCCGTATGGCCGTTGTACTGACGGGACATGGGGCGCGGGGTGCGGCAAAACATATTACGACGTGGCGCACATTGTCATGTATCACGGTACCCGGAAAGCGGTGCCCGCTCCGGTACGCTGTGTCGGTGCGGTCGCCGCGCAGGGCGTTTACTACCAGTCGTACCTGAACTACAACTCGTACGCCATTGAACTGTACCTGGCACGCGATAAGGGGATCATACAAGAAAATACCCCATACATAGAAGACGCCGGCTTTTGGCCGGGGTTACAGAATTGCACGGGCGATCTATTCCAGTACCAAGGACAGTGGCCGAGTTACATAGACGAGTGAGGTAGTAAATGCCGACATCAAAAGCACTAGCACAAGAAAGCTTAGACCTTTACGTGAAGAACGATAACAACTATTCGAAAGCATCGGCAGAAAGCGGTATAGCGCAATCTACGTTGAAGATGCGCGTAAGAGACGCACAGGGAATGGGGCTTACCCCATCCAAAAATATTGTAAGCGATTCCAATCCGGCGGAACTCAAGCGGCAGATAAAGCTACTGCAATCGGAATTGACCAAGGCACAAGAAAACGCCCTGGACGAGAACGCCATACGGTCCCATATCATTGGCATGGACAACCGGGTAACTAAGCTTGTACCGCCCGACTGGATGGTACAGGAGTCGTCCCAGCATGCTTCCCCCGGGGTACCGACTCTCTTCTGTTCGGACTGGCACACGGGCGAAGTCGTCCAGCCTTCACAAATTAATCATGTGAATGATTTCAACATGCGCATTATGCGGGAACGGGTGAAGAACCTAGCCGCGTCCGCAATCGAATTGCTGCGCATTATCAGCCCGAAGATGGACTATCCAGGTATCGTTTGTCCGCTCGGCGGCGACATGATTTCGGGAAATATCCATGACGAGCTAACCGCCACCAACGAATTAAACACCATGCCTACCGTGCTGGAACTGTACGGGATCCTGGTATGGCTTATCAATACGCTGGCCGATAACTTCGGGCGCGTGTTCCTTCCTTGCGTGTCCGGGAACCACGGGCGCGACACCCATAAAATATGGAACAAGGACCGCCACGCTACGTCGTTCGACTGGTTGCTTTATTCCTTCCTGGCTAAGCATTTCGAGAACGACAAGCGCATTACGTTCTTCATACCCGACGGTCCGGACGCCTACTACCGCATTTTCGGGCACCGCTACCTGATGACCCACGGCGACCAGTTCCGGGGCGGCGACGGGATGATAGGCGCACTCGGTCCTATTATTCGCGGCGATCATAAGAAGCGTTCACGGAACGCTCAAGTGGGAATGGGTTACGATACCATGCTCCTAGGACATTTTCACCAATACATCCACCACTCCCGCGTTATCGTCAACGGCTCTTTAAAAGGGTACGACGAGTACGCGTATAACAACAACTTCGGTTTCGAGCCGCCGCAACAAGCCCTATGGATTACGCACCCGAAGTACCGGATTACTTTCCGTATGCCGGTGTTCGTAGACAAGGCAAAAGCGGAACAGAAAACGGAATGGGTATCGGTCGCCGCCTAAACATATATTAATTTTACGGTGATAAAATGCGCGGACAAGAGAGGGTTACATGACACGTTACCAACGACAGGGGAGGTATCACATGGACATTAACACGGACGAAGTTAAAGCACGAGTGAAAGAACTCGACAAGAAATTAGACGTAGAAATGGATTCGTTACTGGTCCGCTGGGTGAAACATCCCGCTACGGGCTGGATAGCCTTGGGTGTAGTGGTCGCTTTGCTCGCCTTCGGCGGTGCGGCCGTTCTCCCGTTCGCCTGCTAATAGTCCGGTGCTGGCGTGCGCGATGATAAGGATGGAGACAAAGGGTTTGCGTTTCCGAAGTGGTTTACCCCGGTTCTAACGTCCGCATTCATCGCCATCGCTGGCGCGGCGTTCCAAATGTATACAGACCAGGCATTAATCAAACAAGAGCAATCCGCGAGTGCGCGGCTCGACGATAAGCGCGACGCCCGCCTGGATACGTTCGACCAGCGGTTATCCAACCTCGAACGGGGTCAAGACGAGTTCCATAAGCAAGCGATTGATAAGTTGAACTATATAGCGGATAGGCACCGCAAATGATTAAGTATTGCCTATCCGCTATTTTACTGGTCGCCTGTTCGGGCGTCGGTACCAAGGAACCCAACAACATCGCCCCGGATCCCTTGCCCGTAATCGCCCTGCAGGAAATAGAGGTACGCGAGTCACCCCTATTCGAACCACTGAAAACCAAACCAATCCGCAGGGCAGCGGTAAACCGTCGCCCCCCGTGCGATGAGTCAAGCGACGACAAAAAAGAAGAGTTCCTACTGAAACTTGATTGCGTAAAAAGACTAACAGAAAAGGACGACGCATGAACTTTATCTCGAACTGGCAAGAAGTATTACAAAAAGCATGGAGCGTACGGTTCGCTATCGCAGCGGCGGTACTTGGCGGAATGGAAGCGTTCTTCCTGGCCATGAGCGATTACGCGTTCGGCGCCCCGCCGGGGATGTTCGCCGGACTCGCCGCACTGTGCGGCAGTGCCGCCGTGTTCGCTCGGATATGGGACCAGCCGACTATCGCGCCGAAGGATGTTATGCCGCCGGTTGACGATACGCTTCTACCAAGGATATGAACAGGCAAGCCGTAAAAGGAATTCTGCTTGCCGCTTCTACATTGGTGGGGATTGCTTTACATGAAGGGTACGTCGGTACGGCTATGATCCCGGTCCCGGGCGATGTCCCTACTATCGGGTTCGGTTCGACTACGGGCGTAAAGATGGGGGACAAGACAACCCCCGAACGCTCCTTGATGCGGTTGCTGAAGGAAGTCGATACCGTCTACGCGCAAGGGGTACGAAACTGCGTGAAGGTACCACTCCACCAGCATGAGTTCGCGGCCTATGTATCCCTTACATATAACGTCGGGGTAGCCCGGTTCTGCAATGCCGCAAAACCCGGTAAGCCCCCTAACATCATAGACCTGATTAACAGCGAACGGTACGCAGAAGCATGCGCACGTATCGACGCATTCAAAAAGTCGGGCGGGGTGGTATACCCGGGCCTGGTTAAACGCCGCGCAGAAGAACGCGCAATATGTGAGGGAAAGTATGCAGACTAAGGGAACAGTAACGCTTGAGTTCTTAACCGTGGTGGTGCGGCTACACGATGTACCGACGACATGGGGCGAGTTCGCACCGTATGAAAACGGGTTCCTACTCCACCAGACAGAACCAGGGGTATACGAAGCAAAGCTGGCTACCGACTTCGACTTCAAGCCGTCGCACCAGCGGGATATGGTACGCCAGTTGGTACCGCTCGGGTTCAAGAAAGTGGTATTACGGCGTCACAAGGAAGGTGAAAAGCCATACAAGATAGTCATTACCGCCGAAGGCGTAACACGTGAAAACGCTTAAAAATCAGGCGACTACAAAGCCCTACAATCGATCTAAATTCAACAGGTAAGGGGGTAGTATGGGTGGAATAAGCCTAAATCCGATCCACTATATACTAGCGGCGGTTTGCTTGTTGCTGACCATCGTTAGCGGCTTGTACTGGTACCAGGGGACGCAGCTTGACATAACCAAATCCCAGTTCGATGCGTTCGTAGCGGAAACCAACGCGGTCGGGGTAGTAGCCGATTTACAGGGACGTTTGAAGAACCAGAAATATGAACAACACAAGAAGGACTCAGACCATGAAATTAATCTCGCTCGCGGTAGTCTGCTTGCTTACGCTGACAAGTTGCGGAACAATCAAAAGCGTCCCGGTCGCAGCTTACTGCCCACCCCCGCCCCAAGTCCCGGAAATCCTAAAGAAACCTCTTACGACCTCGCCCAGCTTGTTGGAGCGATGGAACGATATTCTGAAGAGGAAAGAGGATTCGAAAGAGAGACTACGGAACTCCTTATTGAAGGCTCAAACTCAACCATAGAACTAGACGGTGCGAAGACGTGGGCACAGGGACTTACCCCTTAAGGAAAAAGGTAACAACCATTCGGACTATATATCACACGATAAAAATTCTGCTATAGTTACTCACATGCACCGGCAATCCCGCCGAGTGTAATTACTAAGGAGTAGCGCACATGGCAAAGCCCGTACAACCCACTTTCGTATCCGCAGCCCTAATTCAGAAAGAAGCCGTAAGTTCGGTTACGAAACTGGACCCTGAAAAGGAAGAAGGTATCCTGATCGCTACCGACCTCGCGAAACCGAAACGCGGTAAGGGCGGTTTGGTTCCCTTCGTCCGTATCCGTATCGGTGTCGAAGCGGCACACAAAGCCAAGTTCGAAGCGGGTATGCGGGTTGACCTTCTGATCGACGCGGTGAACGGCATGGGGTTGATACAACGGCTTCCGCCGGACGTGGAAGAGGGGTGGTTACTAGCGCCCTTGAAGCGCAACGCGGACGGCGATTCACCCTTGCAGTTACGATTTACCTGGCACAGACGGCAACCCTCGATTGCCGAACCTAAACTGGCTACTGAAGTCCAGGTGACAGACTCCGGTATACAGTTTAAGTTCCCGGAAGGTACCAGCTTCGGCGACCTCGCCGCCGTGAAGAAGGAAGAGAAGCCCGCCCACCCGATGCGACGCGCTACCGACATGGTAGGTATGCACCAATGACCGGGTATGGAAAGGGGCGCGTAGCCCCTTTTACCAAAGGTATTTACTTTCTTCACGTAGGAGGTTCCGAACATGCCGGACCAGAAAGAATAGGGATACAGGAATGGAAATAAGAAGCACTGATAAAAATACATAAGCTGTGTCGCTCATCTAAGGCAGACCGCGACCCCGTACACCAGTAAAACAAAAGCGGCTAGCGAAAGAATGACGGCCGCCAGATCCAAGTCCACCGATTCGTAGCCGCCTTCCCAGACAAAGAACCTCTTCACGTTGTCTTGTACTTCCCGCAATGCGCGTTTGATGCCTGAAACGCAATCCGCTGGTTATCGATGAACCCCATGAACGCCACCGTGGTAACTATCCAGGCGACCACTATCCAGCGCATTATTCGTAACTCCGTTCTTCGGGTAAGTGTTCCACGTTACGGAAGTGGAAAACTTCCGCTACCTGGTCCTGTACTTCGTCGCCTAACGTCGGTGTATCGATGTCGGACTCATCAAACATTTTTGTGTCTCCGGTTGTTGTCATGTGACGACGGTACTGTATCAGGTGATATAGATACTGTCAAGCTTTACGTAACAAATCGCGGCACCGTCCACAGTAACCGCGAACAAGTCGCGTAAAGTGTTCCCCGCACTCGGCACAGTCCCCGGGCACGCCCACGGGTATCCATTTCGCTTGCTCGCGAATATCCGCCAGTACGTTGGCGGTTTTATATTCGGCGTTGTAATTTCCTCTATCTGCTTCGTCGGCCATTATGGTTTCTCCCTATATCCGAGTTCAATTTCCTTTTCTTTATCCCGCTGGGGCAGGGGGCACCAGGCTATCCAGCCCAGCCCCTTTTCCCATTTGCCCACCACTGCGCAGCCTTCCCGCTGCAGTAATATCAGTTTCGATTGTGTGTTCTCCGGCGGCGAGTAAATCCATTTTAGTTGTCCGTCGGGTGCCGTTATGGGTTTGTCTATCATATCATGTCCGCGAAAAGCGAGCTAATACGCGCGTCCTGTAACGGTGCATATTCAGGGTTCAGTTCACAGCCTATGTAACGCCGTCCATGTGTTACCGCGACCATAGCGGTAGTTCCGGAACCCATGAAGGGGTCAAGCACAACGCCTTCAGGCGGGGCGCCGGCCAGCACGCAGGGGGTTATGAGGTCCGGCGGGAAGGTAGCGAAGTGGGCGCCCTTGTATGGTTTCGTGGTTACTGTCCAAACGTCCCGTCTATTCCTGAGTCCGGTTTCGAGATTGCCTTGCGCCTTGAAGTTGCCGTTAGTTTTACCGACGTGGCGGGTGGTCCCTACCTGTTCGGCTATGTTCTGTTTCAGGCGCGGAATACTCGATTCCGCGAGCGGTTCCTTTATCGCCTCATGGTCGAAGTAATACCGCTCTGATTTGCTCAGCAGGAATATGTACTCATGGGATTTAGTGCAGCGATCTGTGACGCTCTCCGGCATAGGGTTAGGCTTGTGCCAGATAATGTCTTGCCGGAGATACCAGCCGTCGGCTTGCAGAGCGAAGGCTACGCGCCAAGGGATTCCGATTAGGTCTTTGGGTTTGAGTCCCGCGACCAAGCGATTACCGTTCGCCTTTATTTCTGTGCCGCCCGGTAGCCCATCTTTGTTCGGCCCTAGTTTCGAAGTCTTGTTGCCCGTCCCGTGGTCACGCCTTCCGATATGCTGGACGCTGTAACTATCCCCCAAGTTCAGCCATAGCGTTCCGTCGTCCCGAAGCACGCGCCGGACTTCGCGGAACACGGCTACCAGCTTGGCTACAAACTCGTCGGGGGTTGGCTCTAATCCGATTTGCCCTTCGTGTCCGTAGTCCCGCAAGCCGAAGTAGGGCGGCGATGTTACGCAGGTGTGGGCTATCCCGGCGGGTAACTGTTCCATGGACTTGATACAGTCACCGAAGAATATTTTATTCATCGGTATTCTCTTATCTTCGTTACTACCCGGTAGTCGCGATGGTCTTCTTCCTTAACTTGCGCCCACGCTAGCGCGAACTCCCAGTCACGAGTAAAACCCACGTGCCCGTCCATATCCCGGAAAGTCCAGTTCTTTACTTGCAGAACGTAAATTTCTTCGTCGGTACTCATTAGTGCCGTCTCCGTAATGCTTCAAGTAAAATGTCCTGAACCTCGCGTTTCGTTTCGACCCTGGCGATTACCAGTTCGTCCACGGTGTCGCGCGCGATTATGTTGTGGATGAACACGTTGCGGTCGTAACCGGCTTGCAGTTGCCGGACTGGGCCTATACGCTCAAGTATCTGCAGGCGGTCTTCCAGTGCCCAGTTATGCGCGAAGAACACCAAGATATTGCCGCCGTCCTGAAGGTTCAATCCATGTCCTGCGGACTGGGGATGGGCGAACAGGACGGGGATTTTTCCGGCGTTCCATTCGGCTATCGTGGAAGGTTCCTTATCCAGGTGCCTTCCCTGCGGGAATGCTTTCCGCAGTCGTGCGAGGTCGCTTTGGAAGTGGTACGCAACCAGAACAGGAGCGCCGGACGCTTCCTCGATGATGTCTTCAAGGGCTTGGATTTTTGCATCGTGGAGTTCCTTCCATTCTTTCGCTTTCGGGTGGCGGTCGTCTTCGACCAGGGGATCCACGTACGCGGCGCCGTTGGCAATCTGCAGTAGCTTCTGTGTCCGGGCGGCCGCGTTGAAGGCTTCAATCTCGTGGCCGCTTTCCAATTGGATGAAAAATTCCTTTTCCATCGTGTCGTACAGGCGGCGGGCGGACGGCGGCAGGTCCACGTACAAGTTATTGACTATCGGTTCCTTAAGGTCGAACCAGTCTTTTGCGTCCACGGTCAAGCAGATGTCGGATAGCGCCGCCTGGATTTCGTTCTGGGTATGGTCGTGCGGCTTGAGTCCGAACCCGTCGAACGTGGTAGCGAACCAGCGGTCCCGGAACCCCGAGTAGGTTTTCCCCAACCGCTTGCCGGCGTCCAGGAACCACGTTTGCCCCCACAAGTCTTGTAAGCCGTTGGGCGCGGGCGTGCCTGTAAGGTTCGTGAATCGTTTTATTTTGGTGTGGGCTACTTTGCCCAGTGCCCGCGCCCTTTTGGTACCCTGGCGAAGCCTGAAACCCTTCAGCCGCGTGGATTCGTCGCTTACTATGTGTTCGAATGGCCAGCGGTCGCCGAAGTGGTCCACCAGCCACGGTATGTTCTCGTAGTTCGTGGTGTACACGGACGCGTCGTACTTCAACGCTTGCCGGCGTTCGGACTCGTTGCCTATAATCGGCATTACGCTTATGTGGCGGAGGTGGTCCCACTTGCGCGCCTCTTCCGGCCATGTGGTGCGCGCAACTCGCAAGGGCGCAAGAACCAGCTTGGGGTGGCTGTCACCGGACAGGAACAGGTTATCCAGGGCGGTAAGGGTACAGACGGTCTTACCCATACCCATGCCAGCGAACACCGCGCCCCGGGGCACGTCCATGATGTGCGAAGTAATTAAACCCCCGTAGGGGCGCGGTGTGTACGGTTTACGTGACATTAATACGTTCTCTTCTTGTAGTGTTTCTTGTTCATTATCTTTTTGCACTGTGTACAGTACGCGTCTAGCTTACCATTTTTCATAACCGCACGTGGTTCTATTTTGCAGGTAGCGCAAAGGGTAGTGCGAACGTATGGTACACGGACCGGCGGGGGTGCGGGCGGCGTAAGCAGTTCCAGTAGCGTGGGCATTGGTGGTGGGTTCATGCGAACTTCCCCATAAATTTGTCTACCGCTTCGAAGGTATCAAGCACGTGAACCGGTGCGCCCTGTTTCGCCATGCGTTCGAACTCCCTCACTTGGCCGGGGCGCGGCTTCTCGCCGGGTGCCTTAAATTCAATCCAGTGGGTACCGGCTTTAAAGAAAGCGTCATCAGGGGCGTGTGCTCGGTTGATCCATTTAACCTTTCGGATTTCACCGCCTACTTCCTTGGCTCTGCGGCGCCCGTAGCGTTCCACGTCGCGTTCTCTAATGGCGGTCACTTGCCGATCATCCGTTCGAAAATAGCGTACATTCTGAAGTACCCCCATACCACCACGGCACCGGAACCCGTCATCCCTAAAAGTATGAACAGTTCAAACACTGTTACCGGACGGTGGGCGTAGTCCCAAATGACGACACCCAGAAGGTACAGCACGGCAGCAAGCACAAGCCACGGGACAAGTTTATGTATCATCGCCCAATCCTCCCGAGTACCAACAGGCACAGCACGATTATGATTATCAGTTCCATTCCCGTTTCCCCCTCCGGATTTTCTGTTTGGGCTGGTAGGAACAGAAGCCTTCTTCCCATTGCGACGCCCGCTCGTCGTCCGTGTACGGGTTGTCGTCCAGGGTGAACCCCTTCTGTGCTGCGCGGTGCCCTTCGTTGTACGGGGTGTTCATCCGTAGTACATCCACAGGAAACAAACGACAAATCCAAACAGGATACCCACTAAAAATTCGATCACTTCAAAACCCCTTTTACGTGCATGAAATTAAAAAGCCTTCGTACCCAGTACCCGCGAAGCAGGGATATAACCGTGAACCACAAAGCTATTACCATGTTCGATTCGACGGGCAGGTTGATATCGAAGAACGGGAAAATTATTATCTGTGACACGACCGCAACCGTGTAACCGATTGCCGTTCCCGTAACAGTCTCTACCATGGAACCGCGTTTCGATTGGCTCATAGCGAAGACCAATAGGGACCGTTCAAAACCCACAGAACGTAATCAATAAACGCCAGTAGGCAAACCATGTTCAGGATTCCACGGGTTAGCGGGTCGTCCATCAATCTTCCTCTTCCTTGATCTTCATCGGGATGAACGGAACCGGGGTTCCCGGTTCGCTGGTTGCGTACAGGTGCTTGTATATCCGGTCGCCTAGCACACGGTCGGCTATGTTGCTTGTGTGGTGTGCCAGCCGTTCGGCGGCTTGGGTTAGCAGTTCGCGGGATTGGTCCATCACAAGTCCACCATGATATCGTTCAGGCGGCGGAAGGTTACTTCCTTCGTCTTGTCGTTCAACAAATAACGGTCTACCAGGTCGTTGACCTTTACCCCGTTCTCTGATTCGTGTTCCTGTACAGCGTCCACGTTTCTGAGTACATGTACCATGTAACCGTGTTTCCGTATAAAATTGGCTTCATTGTCGAAGCGCACATCCGAGAACACCACGCCTTCGATGTAGGTAAGGTCGTCGGCGTACTGGTTGCCGTGGCGGATTGCTTCGACGTAGGCTTGCGCAAGCAGTAGCCACCCGTCCGCAGCTACGCAATTCCTCATCCATTCGGTGCCCAATGTTTGTGCCATGCGGCGGGGGGACACCCCGAAGGTGGGGTGAGGAAGTTCTTTTGTTTCGCGGTTATCGCAATCGACGCCGATAACTTTCAACATGTCTTTCAAGGGCTTGGCGAAACTGTACTTCACAAACCCGTATTTTTCTACCAGGTGGTCGGCTACTGTGTCTTTACCTACCCCGGCTTTGCCGGTCAATCCTATTATTTTCATTTTGGTTTCCGAACGAGGGTGTAATTTTCTTCAAGGTGCCCCAGAATACGGCGTACCGCTATATGAAATCCCGGAAACAATAGCGGCGAATCATCGAGATTTTTCTCTATTTCCAGCATTATTTCTTTTTGCTCGGCTACGTCTTTGTTTTTGTAATACTTACCGTCGCTTGTAACGTATCCTTCAAGTACCGGGTACATGGTGTCTATCCTTTTCGGTAACGTCTTGTTTCAAAACCCGCAGCGGCTAGTGGTAGTCCCTGCGACCATTCATTTGTGCGTGACATTATACCAGCTAGTGACGTTACTGTAAAGTGTTCCGTATCGTCCACTTCTGTAACTAGTTCATCATGTACCCGTAATATGATCCCGTAACCGGCGTCTTCAATATCGGGCATGTTGTGGTAAAACACATCCCGGGAACTCGCCTGGGTACAGTTGTGGACGATAACGGGACCATCTGTGCCCACTACAACGAACTGGCTACGCGGTCCGCAGTTAATGAGGTCGTAGACGTGTTCAGTGCGCGGTGCAAATCCCAGCCGTTCGCCAGTCGATAAAGTAGCGTATTCACTTTTATCCCGTACACCCTCGCCGCTTCGGATACGGTTAGCTTGCCCGCCGGGGTATCCAGGCGCCGGTTTGTACGCCGATTGTTCGCCTGACGCAGCGATGTTTTCCAGGCGCAGTTCTCCGGGAAGTATCCCTGCATGTTGTCCACTCGTTCTATGGTCAAGCCGCGCCGGTATGTAGGCCCCATATCGCGCCAGAAGTTCTCGAAGGATCTCTCCCATTCCGCGCAGACACGTATCCCCCGCCCGCCGTAGTTGTGCCACGCCTGGTGTGTGGGTAGCCTGCACCTGTCTATCATGCTCCGCCATACCCCATAAGCGGGGTGCGTCGTCATGCCGTGGGCTATCCGTTTCGCGCCTATAGACGCGTTTCGCATACACCCGCAGGAAGCTACTATGCCCCGTGTCTTCATCTTCTTTAGCTCGGACGCAGCAAGTATTACCGTCTTCCCGCAGTCGCACCCCACTTCCCATAGCGACTTCTTCCCGTCTGACCCGTGGTAACTCGTAGCCGTTAGGTATCCGACACGTAACCCGGTTATGTCCTTCGCACGATGATGCATCTATCCACCCCCGTTCAGTTAGTATTTTATGGTCTGGTGTCATGGTGACTCCATACCTTACTAATACTGCCTGATTACCCCTGTAAATGCAACCATTTTGAGTAACCCAATCGATACCGTCCCATACTGTATCAGTTACCGTAGCACGTTCTATAGCAATCCAACCGCGCCGGGTTAGGACAAGCGTGCCGGCGGCTATGCAATTCTCGGCTAACTTACCCCCGTAAGTTTTTATGCGACTCCACTTCCGGCTGTACTGGTTCTGCCCCAAATATGAAATTTCCCCGGTTTCCCGGTCCACAGCAGGGGAGGGGTAGCACAGTGCCCGGCCGGACGGCAGGACGATGCGCAACCAGGCAGCGTCCCGGCGTACCTTCAACTTCCGGCATTGGAAAGTATTGCCCCGGTTGTTTATGGCTTGCCGTACGGCTGCCTCTAATTCGCTCCAGAATGACGCTGTACGGGGGTGTGCGGCTCGCCATAGCCTCTTGAACACATCACACACTATGAACGCCCTGTCGGACAATCCGAAGGTACTCATACGCTGCTTGCGGATCCATTCCAGGAACCCTTCGGCTTCGTGGACTTGTTCGCCGGGTAGGTAATCCCAGGCGTTGTTCGCCATTTCTTCGATGTCGAATTTGTAGGTAGCCGCTCCGGTAATGAACGCACCTACACCGCCGCCGTAGCCCAGCATGAGTTCCATAACCTTGCCGATTTGCCGCTGGTCGTCTACCACGTCGTCGGGGTCAATGCGAAAAGAATTCGCGTAAGCCAGCTTGTACAGGTCCGGGCCTACCTTGGCGTCGAAGTCGCGGAACGCCTGCAGCTTCCATTCCTCTTCCGCGAGCCATGCCAGCTTGCGACCTTCGATGTTCGACAAATCCGCGACGACAATCTTCTTACCCGGGGGCGCGATAATGCAGCCACGTATGGTGGAACTCGTCAACTTCATTACGTTGTCGAAAATCATATCCGCGCACCCGGCTTTCAGTGCTTCGATACCGGCGGCTATCTGGTCCTTCGGTAGCAGTCCCCGGGACGGTAAATTTTGTGGTTGAAACGTGCGCCCAGCGTCCCGACCGGTCCTTGCCGCGCCGCAGAATTGAATGGTGCCCCGTAGCCGCTCGTCGTCATTGACGGCGTTTAGAAGGGCTTTGTATTTGGTGGTGGATGAAGCGGAAGCCTGAAGCCGGATGTTTATTAATGCCTTCACTCCGTCGGGGAGGTCGGGGTCTTCTAGCCGGCGTTCGAGGGTTGCTTTCTTCAGGTCGGGGAGGTCTACCCCGTATTCCTGCAGGATGTGTTCCAGCAGTACGTCGCGTTGCGTGGTTGACTCTACGGCGCCGTTTGTTTCCTGCTGAGATTGTAGACGCAGTTGGACTTGTTCACGGTCCACAGCGTCAAGCGCACATCTGGCGAGTGTAGTATCAACCAGGAAACCTCTATCATTAATGCGCTGATCGAGCCACCATAACGAAAGTTCCGTTCCTGCGTAGTTCCATCGGGGGAGCTTGCCTGCAACTTCACGCATTGCGGCAATGTCGGATCTGGCGTACTGGATAAATTTTTCCCATTCTTCGGGGTGTGTGACACGTGTGGCCCTCCTAATATCTGCGTTTTTTGGTCGCGGCTTGCAGAAAAGTTGAATTAACTGCTTGCCTTCCTTGTGCTTCGCGGTATCGCTACCGACTCGGAAGATATCACAAAGGGCGCCCAGCGATCCAGGCAAGGAGTGTGCCAGGGCTTGTACCATGGTGTCGCGCCACCGTTCTACGGGTACGTCGATACCTAACGCATACTTCAGTACGTTGCGGTCGAACATCGAATTGTGGGCGGTTATGAGTTGGTCGGGATTTTCAAGGTTGTCCCGTAGCTCTTTAGGAAATGGAATACTAAGGCGGTGTTTTTCGTCAAAGTAGGTAGCGTCCCAATGCTTCACGGGTCCGTCGTCCACCGCCCAGGTCGCTACCATCACTTCACAAGATGCGGCGTACCGGTACGTGCCGTGCTTGATTGGGGTTTCGGAATAGGTTTCGAAGTCCAGCCACAACATTTTCTTGTCCTCATGTAAGTGGTCCCGGATACGCAGCAACGTATCCGGGTCCGTAAACCTCTTCCCTGAATTGCCCGTTAATGAATTATGCCGGGACGGGTTGCGCGTCGCGGTTCCCCTACAAGCCTTGTGGAAGGAAATCCGCGTTGCGATTCAGGGCTACCGAGCCGGGGGTTCAGTTCCGGCTTTAAGGCTCTCTAGGAGAAACCCCGGCAACCACTATTGTTCTTTTTGGAAGAGGTTCTTACGCGCCCGCTGGGAAATCGCCCGAAACCCCGCATCAACTTAAGAACCCCTTCCGAAAAGTCCCGCCCCGAAGGGCGGGATACCTTTAAATCATGTCTGCGGTTTCGTCTTCGGGTACCGCCAAGTCGTCGAAGTCTTCGGCGGTGGCCGGGGTGCCCGCGAAGGCGTCGCCGTCCTTGCTGAACTGAACCGCGATGAGGGAAGCCCTAATGCCGGGGTACTCGCCCTTCTGTGCATAAATTTCCACGCTGGCGTTCACGTAGCAACCGGCGTACGGCTTGCCGTCGGCGGCTTTCAGTTCCACTTCCTTGTTACGGTCCACCACCTTGGGGGCGCCCTGGTCCGCATTGCGATGGGACGACAGGGCCATCATGCCCGCGTAACCGTCGTAGTCCTTCAGGTCTCCGTCCATGTAACAATACTTGTTGCTGTTGTTTTCCATCGCCTTCAGTTGCGCTGCCGCTTTCGCCCCGTAGGACTCCGTTGCGGCGTCCTTGATTGCGGCGCGGATTTTCTTGTCGTTCTCGCTACCCGGTTCGACCAGGAACGATGCACTGTAACGGGGCTTGGAATCGGTCTTGCCCTTGTAAATTTGTGGCACAAACAGGTCGGGGAAGGATAACCGTACATCTTTTAGCACTACCTTCATGTTTTATACTCCTTAAGTTGATAACTGAAACAGGAATTAATATATCACCGGATAACGTAACTGTCAAGTGTTATGGTGAAATGTCCTCGAAGTCGTCCGCATTCGGTTCACAAAAATGCGGGTTTCCATGGGAGTCGTGTAGCCGCCATTCATCGAACCCCACTTCTACCCAGTACAGACCGTCGGCCCCGCAATACTTGCACGCTTCCGGTCCTTCGCCGGGTTCCCCGTCGTCTTCGAAGGGATCATCCCGGTATTTGTCGTAAGCTGAGTACATGGCTACACCATATCCGCGAAGTCGTCCTGCGGTTCCAGGTTCTCGAAATCATCGACCGCCGGTTTGATTTCCAACGCCGGCCGCTTATCTGATTCCGGGGCGACGCTCGGGGATCCTTCGGACTGGGTAATGAACCCCTGCAGCTTCGGCCACTGGCGGGGACCGATGGTACCGGCCTTGGCCAGCTTCTCGGCGGTCGTGGGGCTTACCAGCTTCAAGTCGTACATTTCCTCGACCTTCAGTTTGAACCCCTTCAGCATGGCTTCGGCTTCCGATTCGCTGGACCATTTACGGTTCCCCTTCTTGCCTTGCACCAGCTTGTAGCCGGGGACCGGGCGACCCGAGAACAGTTCGGATTCCACCTTCGCGCGGACCGCCTTGCACCAGTCTTCGATTACCGATACCTTATCGAGCGAGCGCGCTAGCTGTTCGTTTGACAGGTCGTTAATCGCTACGATTTTTTCGACGAAGGGTTTATCAAGCATTTCGAAATCGTCGAACACGGTTTCGGCTATCTGGGCTTTCAACGCTGGGCACTTGTGGCGTGCCTTGCAATAGTTTTTCTTGCAATGGTCGCCCGGTACCAGGAAGCCGCGCATGTCCCGGATTCCGCCTTCGTTGAACTCGACAGCCTTGGCACACTCGGCCGCCGCATGGCGAACTTCCGCACCGAAGGCGAGTAATTCGTCAACAGTACATGACCACTCGGGGAAGTGACCGATGCGCGGTTGAATAATTACTGTTCGGATGGTAGAAAACTCGCCGTCGTACATTTGGAACTTTTCCAGGGCGGCGAGGGCGTATAGCATCAACTGCTTGTTCCGCTCGCCGTTAACTTCCCGCATCCCGTACTTCAGGTCTATTACTATTATTTCGCCGTCCTGGATTACCACAGCATCGGCGGTACCCGCCGCGTCCTTCTCGCCGGTCAAGTGTCCGATACCCATACGCTGTTCGACGTGTAAGCCCACACCGCGGTTAGCGTACTCCTTCACCTTGTCAACGTACATTTGCACGTACATGGCCATGTCGTCGGTGACTTCGAAGCGGTTGTCCGAGTTCTCAACCCCATATAACCATGCGGCTTTACCACCCCAGATGCCAATAACCTGCCCTACGTACCCTTCCGCGTCGGTATTCGTGACCAGGCATTCGGATGCCAAAAAGTGCGCAGCGGTTCCCTCGTCCGAGTAGTCGGTCGAGGAGTCCGGTTCCCCGGCTTCGAGTGCGGCGGACCCCGGGCAGGTCATCCATTTTTCAGCCCCCGAAGGGGACAGTTTCGCGTGTTCAGACATGTTGTACTCCGTATCTAGCCATCCGCTTAGCGAGCCGGCGGGCGTTGTCCAGTAGCGTTTTATCGCGGTGGCACAGTTGCCGAACGCCGTAGAAATCTAACGTTCGATTGTGGCGGGCTATCTCCTTCGCCCCGACGTGGGGCAGGTACTTGCTACGGGTTTGCCGGTTCGTGTTGCTGGCGAAGGATACCGACATCGTATTTTCCTTGCCGTGGCCGCGCGACCGGTAATTGTTAAGGTTCGATTGGGCAAGGATTAGCCCGGCCTGGTCCTTCAGCGAAGACGCCAGCGCAGCGGCGGCGTATAGCGCGAGGATCCGGGCATGTGAGTGTACTGGGGCGTCCATTAAGCGGCCGCCTTCTGGATGTCCACCAGGAGTTCACCCAGCTTGTCGGCCGGAACTTGCGACAGCTTGGCTACGGACCACTTGGCGAGGATAGCCGCGCCTGCGTCCCGACCCTTGTTCACGCACAGCTTTTGGAACACGGGTACCACGTCGGTCATTAGGTCAATAAGCCGTTCGGTCTTTTCGTCTTCCGCAGCGGGCGCCGTTTCCTGCGGGGGCGTCGCACCACTCGGGGACGAAACAGGGGCTTCCGCAGGGGCAGACTTTTTTACGGATTCGATAACCTTCTCGGCGACTTCCTTGTGGTCGTCGTTCACGCGGCGGTCCACTTCGGTGGGCGACGATTGCAAAATGAGCTTATCGACGGAAACGCTCAGTTCACGTACTAGTGCGGTGTTCTCTTTTAATGCTGCCGCAAGTTCTTGCATTGCTTGTTCCAGTGACATGGTTTATTACTCCTTCGTTGTGAATGGTGTTTAGCAATGTATCACACGATACTGTATTATGCAACCGTTAAATGTAACCGCGTTTCCGGTACCGTAAAAACCGTTTCCTACGATTCGGAAAACGGCGTCAAATAAGGCTCGAAAATAGGGGTGTAGGAAACGAAAAACGCTGTAAGCTATTGATTTGAAACAAATGATTTGCGGCCTGCAAAGCCGTATAACATCGGTTCGAATCCGGTTCCCGCCTCATAAAATCAATAACTTACAAAAACATTGAATATAGTTTTAGAAAACGTTTCCTACGATTTCGGCTTGTAACCGGAAATCAGTACCGGCGAAACCTTTTCACCGACCCGGTTTCTGACGTACTTTGTGGTCATCGATTCGGTGGAGTGTCCTAGCAGTTTCCGGGCACTCGCCATGCTCACTATGTCCGACGCACTCTTAGCCCGCAAATCCTTGAACTGGAACCGCACGAACTCGATTCCCAGTTCCGCGGCCTTGGCTTGTGCCCGGTCGCGCGCCAGCTTGAACTGGCTGCGGAAGTACCCGAAGGGCTTCAACTTCTGCCCCTTGGGGTCACACAGTACCGTCATACCGACCACGCCCCGCGCCTTGATACGGTCGATAACGGCCGCCAGTTCACCCGTAATGTCAATCTGTATTTTCGCTTTGGTCTTGCCCTGTTCAATCCATAGGGCGCCGTCTTTCACCTGGTCCCATCGCAGGTTCAGCACATCGGCGGGACGCTGGCCGGTAAGGTAGGCGAGGTCGATAGCGTCCTGGATGACCGGTACGGCGTGGTCATATACGAGTGCCAGCATTTCATCGGTTACGTAAATGTCCCGGCCTTCCTTGAGTTTCATCTGGCGGGTGGTCCCCGTTACGGGGTTCGCGGTGGTCATGAACCCACGGGCGCGCGCCCAGTTGAAGATTACGGACAGGAACTTGATTTCCTTTTTGGCGGAAGCCTTCGCCGACCGGGTATCAAAGTACCGCATCATGTGTTCCGGCTTTATCGCGTCCGCATCGGCTTCACCGAAAACCGGTTGGAGTTGCTTCCAGTATTTTTCCCGGTCATCTATGGTGCGGGGCGACAGTCCGGACTGTTCGAGATTCCGTGCCCAGTCCATGTACCGCCCATACAGGGAAGATACCGTCCGTTCGTCATCGTGGAACACGGATTCGGGTTTGGACTTCCGCTCGAGTTCTAGCCACTTGGTTTTCGCGGTAAGCAAGTCGGTACCCAAGGGCAACAAGGTGCGCTTCCCGCCTACCCGCTGGTCGTAGAAGTAATATTCGACGGTGCCATGCTTATTTTTCCGCAACCGCAACGCCATGCGGGGCGGCAAGTCACGGCTTTTTATTCGGGGTCGGGGCATTATCGTATCTTAGCAAAGTCCGGCAACTTGCCGGGGGCCATGGCCGCGAGGTCCACGCCGGCCAGCTTCATGCGAGCGTACCAGCGGCCGATAACCGGATCCTGCGCGGCGTTCAACTCGAACCGCCACCGGTTGTCCGTCAACCACCGGATTTGTTCAGCCCTGTGCTTCCGTCCGGTGATTGCCGAAACCTCGTCGGATGATAATATTTCGTCGTAGCTATTCATTTAATCGTTAGTTCTGAAGTCGTATTCCACTTGCTCTACCTCTTCCCGTAACTTTGCTAATTCTCCCCGCAACCGTACAATTTCCCGCGCGGCTTCCGTGTTCAGTGGCGTAGGCTTATAGACTCCGGGAACCCATGCCGGGTATATCCCGTTCAGCCGGTCAACAATGGTTGACGGATCGTCTATGTTGTCCTTGGGGCTTTTCACCGTCCGCCCCCGTTCAGGTGCCTGTTAATCGCGGACTCCATGTCGTATAGCTCTGCCTGGGTGGGCGGGGCTTTCGGTTCGGCGGGTTGGTGCTTGGTGAGTTGGGCGTCTAGGTTCGCCATTAAACCGTCCAAGTTGTGCGGCATGAAAGGTAACGCTTCGTTACACGCGGTAAGCAATTCCCTAGCCGCCTTCACCAGTTCGTCGGATGGGGCGGGGTGGGTGTAAAGTTTGGTGCCTTCCACGGGGATACCGTCGTTGCCCCATACGACTCCCCCTACGCCGTGGTACATGTCAACTACGGCAACCGGCTCAACCTCTGGCGTCGGGGCGGCGGCTAGACCGGCCTGATACCCGTTGAGTGCATGTTCGTACGCAAGAGTGCCCTCTACGTACCGGCAATGCGCCGCCCATTCTTGAAATGTTCTCACCTTGCACCCCCGTCGAGTCCCGGGCGTCCCCATCCCTGGTTCCGCATGTGTTCCTGTTGCTGGTAGTAGTTCATGTCGTCCTGCTGTTGCTGGATTTCGTTCTGCAGACGGTCGTTATAGTATTGCTGGTTCATGCGACGCTGCATGGTGTTGCGCACGGCGTTCTGTTGCTGGTCGTCGCGCAGCCCCCGTTCGTAGCTTTCGTACAGGGTTGGCATTTCCGCCGAAGCGTAACCGCTGGTAAAGCTGATAACCATTAGTACGGCGAGAATTGCGAAGTACGTTTTCATGTTTACACCCGTAGGGTTAGATTTCTGCTTTAAGTAGTCTTCGAAACAACTACGGCACCGAAGGCTACCGTGTAGCGTGGACTGCGACCCGCAGCCGACACAGCGGAAGGTGTTCATGCTTGCTGTGTCTCCATTTGTTTAACGTCCCGGGCCTTCGCCCAGTCCACTATTTTACGCACTTCCTCGTCCTTCGTCCGTGCCATGAACTTGAGAGTGCGTTCGGCCTTGCGGATTTCCTCTTGCTCGAAAACATCGAGCCGCTTTAACAGTTCGGTTTCGAGTATTGATAAACGGTCGAACTGACGCGCGGATTTAATCAAATCCAGGTTCGACATTGTGCGCATGCTGCTTATTGATATCAGGGCGGGGTTCACTGCGGTATCTCCTTTAGGTGTCTGACGCGGTTAAATTCCTGAATGTACCCTGCGGCGTCGTGACGGTAGCCCGTATCGGGCAACTCGGGCAAGATTCCACGGAG